ACGGCAAGACGGCGAAAGAATGGTTGCGATCGGCTTTGGTCGAGCGGGCTGCGTCGTTGGGGGTGCCGGCCGGCGGGAAGAAGTCTGATCGGTTGATGACCCTGATCAATGAGGTCGAGGACAATCTGCGGGACTTCGCCGAAACAAACGAGATTCCCTATCGCGTGCTCCTGGAAGGCATCCAGGAAAGTCGCAGGGGCTTTTCGGAGCGGGTCGAGCAGGAGCGGGCCGTCAAGCGACGTGCCCATGAGTTGACGGGACTTCGGCAGTCGGACGTGGCCAAGATCGCCAACAGCGGCTTCGACTTCTCCTCCGGCCGCAAAGTCGGCGGCGTGCTTGGGCAGAAGCTGGCCCACTTCGACGACTTCGCCCAGCAGTTGGCCAATGAGTTTCCCGACTTCTTCCTCTGGGAGAATCCTTCGGAGTCGCTCTGGAAGTTGTTGGGGCAGGATTTGCCAACCGAGATCCGGGCCGACTCGCCGCGGCTAATGGAGCAGGCGGCCGGCTGGGTCGAGGCCAACGCGCGGGGTGTGACCGAAGAAGAGTTGCCAGCGGAGAGGCCGCCGAAGATCGAACAGGGCATCAAAGGCGAGACGCCGCGGGCCAAGCAAACCAGCGAGCGGAAAGAGCGGTCGGAGCGCCGGCAGAAAATTCGCAAGGAGCGGGCCGACATCTTCAAGGAGATTCACCGGATTCTCGGGGCGCCCGGGCCGGCCATGATGGGGCCGGTCAATCCCCAGCTTTTGGAGCAAATGGCCCGGCTGGTCGGCAGCTACGTCCAAGAGGCGATTGTTACGCTGGAAGAGGCGATGGCGGCCTTCCGGAAGGCCATGAAAGGATATCCAGCCGAAAAGTTTGCGGAGGCCAAAGCCGCCTTTTACGAAGCTTGGCGGCAGGCTCAAGAGCGGGGCGAGGTGCTGAAGCCGGCCGTTGACGCCGGTGAAGTGGAGCAGGACCCGGCGGCCGTCTCGAAACTGGTCCGGACGATCATGAAGGAAGTCGTCGCCGACGGGGTACGGGAGATTGAGGCCCTGACGGACGCAGTCCACCAGGAAATGCAGTTCTTCATTCCGGGGTTCACCCGGGCGCAGACCCAGGACGCCATGGCGCGGCGGGGTATTTTTCGGGAGCTGTCGAAAGACGAGCTGTCGGTCGCCATGCGCGATCTCACCGGCCAGGTCCAGAAGCTCGTGCAGTTGCGGGAGTTGCAAGGTGGAAAGCCGGCGCCCAAGTTTGGCTTCGAGAGCCGGGAGCTTTCCGATAAAGAGCGGCAACTCCTGCAGGAAGTGAACGCCGAGAAGAAGAAGCATCCTGAGTTGCGGACCACTGACCCGATTCGACAACTCAAGACTTCGCTCGACACAGCCAAGCGGGCGGTTCGCAACCGGATCGCCGACCTGGACGCGGCAATCAAGGAACGCCGCCGGCTGCCCGGCCGCCAGCCCGGCAAAGTCGACGCAGAGTTGCAGGCCCTTCAAAGGCGCCGCGATGAACTCTTCAAAGCCTATCAGGAAATGTTTCCCCGCGAGCCGGTGAGTGATCAAGAGCGGCTGGCAGCGCAACTCAAGGCAGCCGACCGGGCTATCGAGGCCCTACAAGCCGACCTGAAGGCCGGGCGGCTCTTCCCCGAAAAGCGAACGCCGGTCACGAGCGCGGAGCTTCAGGCCAAGCGGGCTAAGATCGCGGAACTCAGGGCGGTCCGGGAAGAGTTGCGGGAGGTCGCCCGGCCGGGCTGGAGCGACCGGGCCTATGAGCGGAATCTGCGGCAACGAATCGCCGAGTATCAGCGGAAGCGGGCGGCCGGCGAATTCGAGCGGAAGCCCAAGCCGGAGAAGAAACACCTGCCGCACATTACCGAGCTTCAGTTCCAGCTTCAGCAGGAGAAGCAGGCGACCCAAGAGGCTATTCGGCGATTCGAGCGGGCGCGGCGGCATCCGGTCGAAAAGGTGCTGATGGTCATCCCCGAGACCCTGAGTGCTTCGCGGGCCTTGATCGTGAGCTTCGACATCTCGGCGCCCGGGCGGCAAGGCTTTTGGCTCTCAATGGCCCACCCGGTCCTGGCCAGCAAGGCGTTTGTCACAATGTGGCGGGGTGTGAGCCGGAAAGGCGCTTTTGCGGTCCAGCGTGATATCCGGAATCGAGAGAACTTTCTTCTGGGGCGGCAGGCGGGACTGGCTATCATGGAACTCGACGGCCCTGAAAGTCGCATGGAAGAGGCTCTCATCGGCCGGTGGGCGCAAATTATGCCCGGCGTCCAGCTTTCCCAGCGGCTCTACACGAGCTTCCTGAACCAGTTACGGGCCGATGTGTTCGACAGCATGTTGGCGTGCGTGGCCAAACGGGGTACGCCGACTCTCGCCGAAGCCAAGATCATCGCGAACTTCGTCAACGTCGCGTCCGGCCGCGCCGACTTGGGCAGCTTCAATGCGGCGGCCGTGCCTCTGGCCAAAGTCTTCTTCGCCCCGCGCTGGGCCTGGTCGCGGGTCCAGTTGCTGGCTATGCAGCCGATGTACCGCGGCGACGTGCGGATGAAGGGTCTGATCCTGAAAGAGTACAGCAAGATGGTCATCATGGCCGGGCTCTTCTACAGTCTGGTTCGCCTGGCCGCTGAACTCTTTTGGGATGATGATGATCGCGACAAGCCGACTATCGAATGGGACCCTCGCTCCACCAACTTCGCCAAGGTGCGAATCGGGCCAACGTGGATTGATCCGACCGCCGGGCTCTCCCAGATTGTTCGATTGGGCGTGCGGGCCGGTACCGGCACAATCAAGACCGGCCGCGGGAAAGTGGTTCGCATCCGTGAGAAGTACAGTCTTCCCGGCGCCAAACCGGGGCCTTACGATCCGAACGCATGGGATTTGCTCGCCGACTTTCAGCGGGGTAAGTTCTCGCCGCTGCTTTCGACTCCGCTTGATTTACTCGTCGGGAGCAACATCGTGGGCGAAGAGGTGACTCCACTTTCGGCGGCCGCGAATCTCGTGATTCCGTTGAGCTACCGCGAAGTTTCGGAAGCGATTCAGAAGCAGGGCGTTCCCAAAGGTGCGGCGATTGGACTAGTTGCCATTCTGGGCATGTCGGTACAGACTTATGAAGACAAGAAAAAGAAGGCTCGCGCGAGCCGTTCCACCCAGCGTTACCTGCTCTCGCCCGAGGAATCGCGAGAGCTTACCACTTCCCCCTGACGTAAGGAGTTTCGACATGGATTGGGCTGCAATCATCGCCATGATCTTGGAGTTCATCAAGGAGTGCCAAGCCAACCGTCGCACGGATGAACAGATCACCAGCAGCTTGCGCCGGCCGCGTGGCCTGGAGGTTTTGCGACTCCGCCGCGGGTTGCGGCAGAGGTTCAATCTCTCTGGGCGCCGGTTGGCTGAAGCCGTCGAGGATGTGATGGCCGACGCCGCCTGCCTGACCGATGAGGACTGCGCCGAACTGCTGTTGCAGGCAGCCGCGCCGCCGGATTCCCCCGAGTAACTCATCCCCCCTGGCATTCGTTGGGGGACGCCGCGAGCGGGGAACGGTCTAATCTCCTCACCGGCCCCGCCGCGGCTCTCGAACAGAAAGGAATTTTTCGATGAAACGACTGCTTTTGACAAGCCTTCTCGGCTTCTGGCTGGCCTTGCAGCCCGTCCAGGCCGGGGAGGATGTGACGCCGCGCTCGGCGACCGCCGGCTCGACACTCACCATCATCGGCCCCGGGTCGGTCCAGGCCGGCGAAGAAGCTTGGCTGAAAATCGAGGGGCTCACGCTCGACGAGATCAAGGCCGCCAAACGAGACGGCCTGTTCGACCTGACGGTCTATCCGCTCGAAGGTACGCGGGTTCACGCCTCCTACGACTGGCTCACTGACACGCTCGAACTGATGTTCGAGGCCGCTAGTCCGGGCGACCGGCTCATTAAGCTGCACTTGGTTCGCGATGGAAAGCTCGAAATAGCTGCTGTCGAGGTCGCCGTGGAGGGCGACCAGCCGGACCCTCCGTTGCCGCCGGACCCGCCGGACCCGCCCGATCCGCCGAAGCCTCCGGACCCGCCGAAACCGAAGCTCTTTCAGTTGATGTTCTTCGTGGAATCGACGAACTTGGACGACTTGACCCGGGCGCAGACGGAAATAGTCTCCAGTCTGACGTTCCGGAAGGCCCTGGAGGCGGCGGGGCACAAGTTTTTGGGGAAGTTCGACCACAACAGCGTGATGGTGGCCAGCCAACAGTGCGTCGGCGGGGTCTGCTCTTCCGTCGTTTCCGTTCGCGATGACTTGAAGCCCTGGTGGGCGGCCGTTGAAGGCGATCCGATGCCGCGGATGGCCGTCGCACCGATCGACGGGGGCGATGTCGAGGACTTTCCCTTGCCTGCCTCTGTGGATGAGGTCTGGGCGAAGATCGGAGGCCAGCCATGACTCGAATCGTAATCGACTGCGACGTTCACTGGCGGCGGGTCGAGCGGCAGTGGGACGCGCCGGGCGCCATTCCGCGGCGAAACCGTTACGGCGACGCGCCCGGGCTGATCCCGTTTGGCGAAGCGTATCCCGACAAGCTGATTGCGCCCGCCGACTACAAAGAGGTCATCGCGGACTGCCACGCCAAGCAGATTTTCCCGATGTACCATCAGGCCGCTTCATGGGCCCCGCCGGGCTACCGCTGGACGCAGGATGGACTCAATTACTGCTGGGCCTGGGGCCTGGCCGCCGCGATGATGGACCAGAAGGCCCTCGAGGGAAAGCCCACCGTCCAACTTGCTCCAGAGTCGCTGGGATTTACGGTGAACTGGCGAAACGCCGGCAACTATCTCGACTCCGCCGTCAAAGGCGCCCGGCAGCGGGGCATCTGCGAGCGGCGATTCATCCGGATGCATACCATCAACCCGGCGAGCTTCGAGACTGGTTGGGAGGCGAACGCCCTAGCCCACCGTCTGGGCGACACGTGGGACACGGACAACTCCTCGCTGGCCAAGCGAATCCAGTACATGGTTTCGATCATGGCGACTGGGACGCCGCTCTACAACGCGTTTTACTGGTGGGGCCACGCCACGGACGGGCCCGTGGGGCTGATTTGGGATGAATCGGTCCCGAACAACTTGCGGGTCCTGATTCGCAACTCGCACAACGAAGACGATCTGCTCGAACTGACAGGCAACCGGGCGATTCCCGATGAAATGATCGGAATTTGCTCGACTCTCACTTAGGCATGACGCCATGAAGGGAACGAAGATGTTCAGGGTGATGCTTCCTCTGGGGTTGGGGTTGGCGCTTCTCGGACAGGCAGAGGAAATTTCGCCTGTGTCGCTGCCGATGTGGGCGAATCTACTTCTGCAGGGCGGCGCCCTGGTTGTCTTGGCTTGGGCGGTCTGGCACGCCTACCGCAACGAAATGCCGGCCAGCCGTGCCGGGTTCACCAAGACTCTCGACCAGATGGCCGAGCGCTACGAGCGGATGCAGAAGGAGACTCTCGATCGGCACGAGCGATGGGAGACTTCACGGCATGCGGACAGCGACAAACTCGCCGAGGCCCTGAGGGGCTTGGCCGTCACGTGTGCCGAGACGCGCCGCACTTTCACGGAGGGCCCCAAGGATGGACCGCTACACTCATGACCGCTGGTATTCGACCTGGGCGGTTTTTCTGGCGACTGACGTCGACCGCGAGCGGCCGATTCTGGTGGTGTGGGAGGAAGAAGCGGCGCGGCACCTGGGCGGGTTGATGAACGAGCAGGCCCGGTCCTCGGCCCTAAACGGCCACGTCCTGCCCCTCCCGGCCGTGAAGTGAGAACGCCGGCCGCGCGGGTACCACGCCGCCGCCGGCTCTGCGGGATACACAAGGAGTCTTGAGACTCTCCCGCAGCGCCGAGAATCTTACCCCCTTCTGGGGTCGCGTGCAATATCTCGACAAGCTAGGGGTCACAGGTTCGAGTCCCGTATCGCCCACTTTTGCTGGAAAAACCGCCGGGAGGTCGCCTGCATCGCGAGAGCAGGCAGGTCGCCAGTGGACCGATACAGACCTCCTGGCGATTTGAAACACGGCGGTTGCCGGTATCCGCAAGGGCCGGGTGGTTTGCCTATGAACCAAGGAACAACCGCCGTCTTTTTCGCTTGCATGATCTGTCCAAAATGCTACATTGTAGGGATGAAAATGTCAACGCTACCTTTGTTGTCGCCACGGCAAGCTGCGGAAGAAATGGGACTCTCCCTAAGTCGGATCAAGCAGTTTTGCGCAGAAGGGCGGATCGGCCAGAGAGTTGGCAAGCGTTGGGTGATTCTCCGGGACGAACTCGAACAGTTCCAAAAAATTCCGCGCCCGCACGGCAAAGCCCTCGCCAGAAAATCTAATGGCGCCAAGAGTTAGGCGAATTTCAAAATTCGCGAAAAAAGGGCTTGTAATGATCTAGCCGAATGGCTAGATTGGTGCCACTCACGTTTCCTGAATTCATAGGCACCCTCTGATGCGGCCTTCTGCCGTTCCCAGGGTGCCTCTCACCCAACCGAGAATCTTCCAGGGCAGCGGCCGGCTGAGTCGGCCGCATGGATGGCCCGGGAAAGGACTTCCACGATGCGCAGGTCAGCATTTGACTTTGCCCCCCCGGATAGTAGGGTTGTCGTAGCGACGGCATCCTGTGAGGCGCACCGTGGACTTGTACGAGTTACTCGGTCTTTACCGGTTGTACCGGCCGCAACTGGCCGATTCGACGGCGGAGACCTACTGGTATGCGATTCGGGCCTTCGAGAAGGTCTGCCGGCATCCTCCCCGCCTGGCCGACCTCTCGGAGGCCCGTCTTCTGGAATTCGCCGCTTCTCGGTTGGCGGACGGAGGTGCCCAGCAGACGGTTCGCCGCGAGCTGGGCACTCTTTTCCGCCTCTGGCGATTTGCCTGGCGGCGGAAGTTGGGCGCGGCCGATCCGCGGGATGTGGAGTTGCCGACGATCCGGCTCTCTCACGAGCCGCCGATCGCCCTGACGCTGGCCGAACTCGAGGCTGTGCTTTCTTCAGCGGCCCGCGAGCCCGGCCGCATGCCACACGGGCCGCATGCCGCCGACTGGTGGGTGTCGCTGGTCTTGGTGTTGTATTACACAGCCGCCCGGATATCGGCCCTCTTGGCGGTGGAGTGGGGCGACGTCGACCTCGAAACCGGTTGGCTGCACCTCGGCGCCGGCCACGCGAAGACTCGGCTCGGCCAATGGCATCAGTTGCCGGAGTGCGCGGTCCAGAAGGTCATGCGGCTGATGCGGGGACGGCAAGCCCGAATCTGGCATTGGCCTTACTGCCGGCGGCAACGGCATGTGGCGCTCAAGCGGATCATGCTGCGGGCCGGGCTGCCGGACCGGCGCGAGTATGCGTTCCACATCTTCCGTCGTACGACGGCCACGCAACTCGTTCTGGCTACCGATCTCTCAACGGCCCAACGGGTCCTGGGGCATTCGCGCGAGGCGATGACCGCGCGCTACATCGACCCGCGGCAGGTTTCTCCAGACCTCGGCGCCTTGCTGCCTCGGCTCAATCTCGACTAATGCGGCCGGTCCCGACCGTCGGTTTCCTCCCACTCTGCGGGCTCGGTGGCCGGTCGCTATTTCTCACAGGACGGCCCGGTACTGGAGGCGTCGGAGAAGGGAGCGGCTGGATGCGAGTAGATATTGAATTCGATGTTGTTGAACCTGGAGGAATCAGGCCATCTTATCGCTGGGTGGTGCGTTCTGGGACCAATGTATTTTGTGCCGCTGGCCCCTGGTGTACCTCTGCGAACGCTGCCCGTCACTCATACGGCAACTTCCGTCGGGCGCGCAACGGATTGCCCCGAATCCCGCGAGAGTGGAAGCTTCCGCGCAAACGGAAACAGGACGGCCCGGCGCCGGAGGTGCCGGAGAATGGAGCGGCGGGATAGCCGCGTTTTAGGATTGCCCGCCGAGCAAGAGGCGGAGCGGGCTCAACTCAAAGGGGTGTGACATGTCTCGCCATTTTGCCTATTTGCGTTACGTCATTCGGCACAAGTGGTTTGTTTTGCTGGCGGCCGTGCAAGTCAAAGCCTCACTCTGGCGGGCCATTATTCACGACTGGAGCAAGTTCCGACCATCAGAATGGTTTGCCTACGCATCTACATTCTACGCACCGGACGGAACGAAGCAGTACGTCGAAAACGAGGGATTCAACCGAGCATGGTTATTGCATCAACATCGAAATCCGCATCACTGGCAGTATTGGCTCTTGCGACAAGATAACCCGGAAACAGAACGGTTCGTGTTGCAGGAATGGGGGCAGGTTGAAGGCGGTACCCGGTTGATGGACCTACAGACAAACAACGCCTGCCCGATTCCAGCACTCGACCTTTTGAACGAACCCGACAATCCGGGTGCCTATGATTGCGTGCGAGTGTGTCGGCGGTTGGCGAACCAGCAAGCGTCTTTGCTGGTAATGCGGATGCCTGAGCGATTTGCAAGAGAAATGGTTGCTGATTGGATGGGAGCGGGACGGGCGATAACCGGAAGATGGGAGGCGATATCATGGTACGAACGTAACAGAGACAAGATCGTTTTGCATGCAGAGACACGGAGGTTTGTTGAAGCATTGTTGATGGAGGCGGCGGGATAGCCGCGTTTTAGGACATGCCCGTAAAGCATGAGGCCGAGCGGGCTCAGGAGGCACACAAATGACCAATGACGAACAGTATTTGAGAGACGGTGGGTGGGAACAGGATGAACGCGGCTGGTGGTACCCACCGCACTGTATGGCGTCTTTTCCGCATGATGACGCCATGCGGATGGCGAAAGAGGACGAGCGGCGGGGGCTTCGGATGTCGAGCGAGGAAGTTAAGGCGTATTACTCGGAGTAGGCTCGCCCGAGATGCAAAAGGGAGCGGGCTCAGGCGAAAGGATGAATCATGCGGCGAGAATTCACATTGACGGATGAACAGTATTATCGTTTGCTTGACGCACTGGACCCATTTCCGTGGATTATTCTTGGCGGGAAGGCTGCCATAGATCCGCAAGAGAAGGGAAAGTTAGTGTGGGAACAACTTGGCAGGGAAATGGGATTCGATCCGTACACCGCGAAGGCGGGCAAAAACCAGCGGACCTTTACTGCGGAGTTGCTGGAGCGAGAGTCGAAGACACGACGAATGGGGTGCCCTCAGTGTCATGCCGCGATGTACCGGCTGAGTGGTGTTGAAATCCGGATGTGCCCCCAGTGTGGCATCCTGGTTGATCAGCGGTTCGATCCGCCAGACATCTACACCCCCGACCTGATTCCCTGGATTCGGCCGCTTGCGGAAAAGGCGGAGTCGGAACCATGACGGACGGACAGACAGAACTTCACGAACAGGTTTACGAACAGAATCACACTAGAAAGGAGACGAAACGAATGTTTGTATTCGACATTGAGACCGGCCCGCTACCGGAGGAAGAGCTTCGCCAGCGGGTGACCTTCCAGGAACCGGAGCCGCCGGGGGCCTTTGACGAAAGGTCGGTAAAGTGCGGGAATCTCGGGCCCGTGAAGGCCGCGATGAAAATCGCCGAGGCCCGCGCGGAGCATGAAGCCCGCGTGGCCGACTGGCCGAACGTGGTCGCGTGGCAGAAGGCGGAATGGTGGGCGAAGGTGCTGGACAAGGCGGCCTTGTCGCCTCTCACGGGCCGCATTCTGGCGATCGGGTATCGGGATGAAGAAGAGAGTGATCTGGATCTGAGCGGCGAGCGCATGCTGATCGAAAACTTTTGGCATCGCTACCAGGTGGCTCTAGACCTCAGCAAAATCATGATCGGCCACAACATCTTCGGCTTCGACATGCCGTTCATTGTTCGCCGATCGTGGTTGCTGGGCGTCTATGTGCCTTCTCGCGTATTCGATCGCGGATACATTGAGCAGCGCACCTTCATTGACACGATGCGTGTCTGGGGCGCCGGCACGCGGGAAATGATCAGCCTGAATGACTTGGCCCGCGCCCTGGGCGTCGGCGGCAAGCCGGAGGGCGTCGACGGCAGCATGTTCGCCTCGCTTTTGGAAACCGACATCGAGGCCGCCAAGGCTTACCTTCAGAACGACCTCGATATGACCTGGGCTGTGGCCGAAAGGCTGGGGGTGTGCTGATGGGGAAAGCACAGAAACCGATTGAATTGCCTTCAGGCCGTTTGTGGCCGAATACTCCGAGTGGGGCGCCGTTGGCCATTGAGGTCTTCGGAGCGACCGGCGAATACATGTCGGGCAAGACGCTGCTTGGCCTGTCGATCGCGCCGGGGTCGCATCCCGAGGGCCATCCCTTCGCGGGCAAGCCGCGGACGCTCTTGCTCGACTTTGAAAAGAGCGCAGGCACCTACGGCGGCACGGGATGCTGCCGGATTGACGTACCCGCGAAGATGCAGGAGGCGTTCGGTCAGAAGCAGTACCAGCCGATCGACGTGTTCAACTGGTTTGTCGATTTGGTGGGGAAGGTTCAGCCCGGCCAGTTCGACGTGGTCATGGCCGATCCGATTACAGACATCGAGTCGGGGCAAGTGGATTTTATCCGGCGAAACGCCAAGAGCTACGGCCTGAGCGCCGGGCAGGTTGAGAAGGGCGGCGGGCTTCTCTGGGGCGCTGTGAAAGACGACTGGAAGGCCCGGCTTCTGAAGATCGGCGCAAAGTGCCAGACCTTCTTTTTCACCAGCCACTTGCGGCAGGTCTGGCAAGGTGGTTCGCCGGTGATCGGCAAGAAAGAGCCCAAAGGGAAAGAGACGCTGATGGAATTGGCGTCTCTCTATCTCTGGCTGGAACGGCGGGCCGGCAAAGAGGGCAACGTACCAGACCGGCCATCGGCCATTGTGCTCAAGCAGCGGCTGGCCGACACATTGATCAACGCGGCCGGCGAGTTGGAAATCCGCGAGCTAATGCCGGCCTATCTCTCAGTGGCGACGGTGCAGGTGATTCGCGCCTATATCGCCAACCCGCCCGACCCCAAACACCCCAAGCCTTACGAACGTGTACCGGTCGAGGAATTTTCGGCGGAAGAGGCCGCCCGGCTGGCCTTGGCCACGGCGGAAAGCGAAAAAGAGGTCGTCCAGGGCAAACTTGCCCTCTTGGCCCGCCAGCAGGAACTGCGCGAGTTGGCCCGGCAAGAGGCTGCGGAAAAACCCCAACCGCCCGACCAGACCGGCAAGATGAAGGCGGACAAGGCCGCGGCCGAAGACGCCGAAGCCACCCGGGCCAAAGTGGAGGCGGATGCGGCCCTAGCGGCGCAGACGGCGGAGGGCGAGCGATTGATGGCCGACAACGATGGCCTGAATAAGCCGCCCGCCCGCGAGCGACCTTCAGAAGGCCAGATTGCCAGAGTCGCCGAACTCGGAAAGCTGCTCAATCTCTCGAAAGAAGCCTTCCGCGAGCAGTTTCTCTCAAAGGCGCACGTCGTCAAAACGTCTGACCTCAATCGGGGGCAATGCGAATTACTGATTATGGCCCTTGAGCGGGAGTTGGACCGGCGAAAAAAACTGATTATGGCCCTTGAGCGGGAGTTGGACCGGCGAAAAAACTCGCCGGCTGGCCCTGGCAGTTCCACGCCTTAGTAGAGCGATTCGGGGCCGATCAGGTTTACGACATCGGGTTGGATGTGCTCGGCTTCCCTCCCGATTGGGCCTTTCCCAGCCGAGCGCAAATTGATCGCGTCGAACAAGCACTTTTGACATTAGGAGAGACGGACCATGCCAGTAGAAATTCCAGTTGACAGTTTCGATCCGGAGAATCTGCAAGGGTACGACAATCCGGCGCCGGGCAAGTACCACCTGGAAGTGACGCGGGTGAATGAAGAAGGCACGTCGAAGAAGTCCGGCACGCCGCAAATGGAAGTTGACTTTGAAATCCTGTCGGGGACCCCGGCTGGTCAGGAGGGTAAAACCACACGTGAGTATTTCACCTTCAGCGACAAGGCGTTCAAGCGGGCACTCATCTTCGCCTGCGCGGTTGGGCTCACGAACAAGGAGGAGCTGACCGCCCTCAAGAAGGCCGGCAAGAACCCGCGCATCGACTTCACGGCCGCCGAGGGGCGGCAGTTGTGCGCGGAACTCGTCCTCGATTCCAGCCCGGAGGCCAAAGGCCGCGCGAAGATTGAGTGGAATATGTGGCCCGTCGCCGCCCCCGAGGCCAAGGACATCCCCAAGAACCAGGGGAAGCTCAACGAGTTGGGGCAGCCTGTGAACGAAGCGCCGTTCGACGGCGGCGCTGCTACGGACGATCCGTTTGCGTGAATACCAAGAGCGGCCGTGTGGCCAGTTCGACTCTGGCCGGGGGCGCTTTGATCCGAGGGTGGATGAGGTGTTTAGTTCCACACGGCCCTCCTACGTACACGGAGAGCCGCTCACCAAGAGGAAGTCGCCCAACACACGACGGCGCAACGTGTGATAAGCGAGGACTGGCTGAGCGCTGGCGGGTTCGAGTCCCGACCCGGATCACTTGCCACAACCAGGAACTTTATGGTGCCCTTAACCCTCAATGCCGCGCCAGCTGGTCCTGATGAAAACGACGAGCCAGTCTGTGTGGAGTGTGCCTGATGCCCCCGATCACCTGCTACCGTTGCGGCGAGCCGATGAGCCCGCGTGGAGAATGCGGGTGCAAGGATGGGCTGTGTTTGGTGTGGGGCGATTGCCGCGAGGTGCTTCCGTTGCTGGAGCCGAGGTGCGTGGATCTGGTGTTCACCGATCCGCCGTATGGAATCAATCACGCGCATCACTCGCTTACGGAGAGACGGTTGATTCGCCCCATAGTTGGTGATCATAACGGGGAAGTTGGCTGTCACGTTTTAGCGTGGGCCGCCAAACACCAAATTCCGACGGCTTGTTTTGCTTCACCCAAGCGGCCGTGGCCGGGCAAATGGCGCAATTATCTAGTTTGGGATAAAGGTCCTGCAGTTGGTGGGGGTGGCGATAGTAAGACGTGTTGGAAGCAGACGTGGGAATTGATTCTTGTGGCGCGAAATCGCCCCCTGAATGGTCCACGAGACCCGGCTGTATGCACCTATTGGGCGACCCCGATGGATAGCCTTAGTCATCCATCAGCAAAGCCAGTTGCACTGATCCAGTATCTCATCCAGAAGTTGTCGGCGGCAAATAATTTGCTTCTCGACCCCTTCCTCGGGTCTGGCACCACCCTGCGCGCCTGCAAAGACCTCGGCCGGCGGGGAATCGGAATCGAAATCGAGGAGAAATACTGCGAGATAGCGGCAAGGCGACTTGAGCAAGAGGTGTTGTTTACATGAACCAAAAGCCCCACGATGAACTGATCGGCGAATTCGACCTCGAGCGAATCGCCTTCCAGGAAGATGACCCGGACAACCGCACCATAATCGGTGAACTCCGGGACCGGACCACCATCAAAGGCAAGGCCGGTCGCAACGAACTCAGTCCCGGCATCACCTATAAATTCTGGGGCAACTGGACCACGCACCCCCGCTACGGCAAACAATTTCATTTCTCGTCTTTCTGCATCACGCGGCCGGTGAGTGAGGAGGGATTGCGGCGCTACCTCGCACAATGCCGGGGAATCGGCCTGGCCCGGGCCCGCGACCTGATCAAAGTCTTTGGGCAGGAGGTGTGCGACGTTCTTCGCCAACGGCCCCAGGACGCGGCCGATCAGGTCAAAGGCTTGTCGGTCGACGTCGCCCGCGCGGCCGGTGAGATGCTGGCTGCGGACGCCCTACAGGAGGATGTCATCGCCGAACTGATGGGCATTCTGGCCGGGCATGGATTCAGAAAATCGCTGCCGAAGATGTTGGTTGGGGCGTGGGGCCTCGGTGCGCCGGGGAAGGTTCGAGCGGAGCCCTATTCTCTGCTCGCCTTCCCCGGCGTGGGGTTTCTCTTGGCCGATCGGCTGTACCTGGAGTTGGGCCTGGACCCGGCGGCGGTGATCCGGCAAGGTATGTGCCTCTGGTGCGCGATTCACTCGGACAATGAAGGGCACGTCTGGTTCCCGCTCTCGGTGGCGGAAGCGTATCTTCGTAAGTCCATCGCGGTTCAGACCAACCCAGAGGCCGCGCTGGACTGGGCCGTTGAAAATGGCCGGCTGGTCTCGCGTGTGCAAGACGGCCGGGTGTGGGTTGCCGACGCACGGCTAGCGGCCCATGAAGCGAACATTGTGAGCCGGCTGGCGGCCGCGGAGCGGGAGACGCCGCACTGGCCGATGATCGAAGGGACGGAAGAAGACGGACGGCCGACGTGCCATCAAGGCGAGCAGTTACAAGTTGCGACCCAGGGAAAGATCGGTGTGCTAGCCGGAGGGCCAGGAACGGGCAAGACGTTTTCAACCGGTGCCCTGATTCGGGCTTGTGGCATGTCGCCCGACAAGACATTGGTTTGCGCGCCGACGGGCAAGGCCGCGGTTCGCATCACTGAGTCACTCGCGGCCCAGGGGGTTGAGATTACGGCCCGGACGATTCACTCCAGCCTCGGCGCCATGACCGGCGACAATGGCTGGGGATTCACCTTCAACGCCGCGAATCCACTTCCTCACGACTGGATTGTGGTTGATGAGGCCAGCATGATTGATGTGCCGTTGCTATCGGCCCTGCTGGACGCCCGGGGTGACGCCCATATTCTGTTTGTTGGTGACCCTGACCAGCTTTCCCCGGTCGGGCCGGGCGCGCCCTTGAGGGATCTGATTGCCGCCGGCGTGCCGTGCGGCCGGCTGACTGAGACTCGCCGCAACGCGGGGCAGATTGTCGAATCATGCAAGTCGATCAGGGACCACCAGAAGATGCAGTGGTCCGCGGGGCTGAACCTGGAGACCGGCCACAACCTGATCCACGTTGAACTCGACACGCCCAGCGAACAGATTGAGGAGGTCTTTCGGAGTCTCAGCCTGCTTGGCGGGCTGGACCCCGTGTGGGATTGTCAGATTTTGGCGGCGGTGAACGAGAAGTCGCTGCTCGGTCGCGTGCCTCTGAATAAACTGCTTCAGGGGCGCCTCAACCCCACAGGCGAACAGGTGGCGGGTAACGAGTTCCGCGTCGGCGACAAAATCATTTGCACGCGCAACGGCGACGTGCCTCTATTGGAAGAGGCGGGCCGGCGCGCCGACCAGGACGCCAAGACCCGCGTGGCAAACGGCGAACTGGCCCGCGTCGTGAAGGTCACCTCGACCTACACAGAGGCCGTTGTCTTCGCCCCGGAACGTCGCATCCGCATCCCCAAAGGCCGCTCCGAAGAGGACGGCGACACGGGCTGCAACTGGGAACTGGGGTATGTGATCAGCACACACAAGAGCCAGGGATCGGAGTGGCCGGTCGTGCTGATCCTGATCGACAGCTATCCGGGCGCGGTGAGGCTGTGCGACAAGCATTGGTTGTACACGGCGATTTCGCGGCCACGGCTGTACGGGGTCACGATCGGCAAGCGGTCGATTGCAGAAGGCATGGTTCGGAAGAGTCACATGTGGAAGCGGAAAACGTTCCTCCGGGAGGACTTGGAGGAACTGAGGCTATCGGATTGTGTGTTTCACTGGGAAAGGGGTCTTAAGGAGATTTCTGATGGGTCGAAAGAGAATGAGTGCCGAGAAGCCGCCGAAGCGGAAGAAAGTCACCGTCGAACTGCTGGAGCGGAAGCACGCCGGCAAGGTGACTGAAGCGTATCGGATCATGGAGGAATTGGTCGAAAAGCACCATTCCCAAATCAAGGACGCCAAGCTAGCAATTGCCTGGCGGTTCGGATGGGGAGCCGATCCGGACGGCCACCTTCGGTTGGCCGATTGCAAAAAGGGTTCCGATCTGGACAGATCGATGCACGGTTACGACTTCGTGTTCTTGGTCAACCATGAAGCGTGGAACCAGGGCCGGCTCGACGAACAGCAGAAACGGTTGTTGATCGACCATCAGCTTTGCCATGCCGCGGTCTGCATGGATTCCAACGGCGAGCCGAAGCAGGACGAGAAGGGCCGGCAGGTGTTTCGTAAGCGAAAACACGACGTCGAAGAGTTCACCGAGGTCATGAGTCGCTACGGCACCGACATTAACCGCCTGGCCAAGCTGGCGGAAGCGGGGATCAACGACTCCAAGCGGCCGTTGCTGGCGGGGCAGGAGTGATGCGGCGTTATTCGACTTCACGCACAATTATGGCCGGTTGTTTCGTCTGCAACGGCTCTGACGCGATTTGGCACGGTCCCAACGCGCAGGCCGTAGCAGCGAGACACCATGACGCCACCGGCCATGCAACTTGGGCCGATGTGGCGATGACCGTGTACTACGGTGAGGCGGATTCGTCAGAGGGCTACCGAGGTCAGAAGGCGGATGAAAGGCGTGAGGTGAAATGAACGAGCCGCTGACCTGTATCGACTGCGGGGAGGAACTGGAGGAGGGACCGGATGAAGACTGAGGACGCGCAAACGTTGGCCAAAGCCCTAGTGCAGGAAATCATGGGCAACGCAGAGCGGCTACGGATCTACACCAAGTGGGATGATCAACGGGACTGCGGCGGCTGGCGGCGCGATTGTCTAACCGAACGCCTCACCAAATTCTTGGAAAAACACCATGCCGAATGATGAAGACGGCCCCTGGGGGCTTTGATTGATGCACCTGACTCAAACCGCCGGCCTCGTCGTCTCGCCCTTCACTGTCGTCATCGACACTCGCGAGCAAGCTCCTTTTGACTTCTCAGAAGTGCCTGCCCGCGAGTCCGACGGCGGCGGTTACGTAGTCGTGCGTTGTGTCCGGCGAGGCTTGCCCACCGGCGACTACTCGATCGAGGGTTTTGAAAGCCGCGTGGCCGTTGAAAGAAAGAGCCTGGCCGATTTGTACGGTACACTCGGCCGCGGCCGGGAGCGGTTCGCGCGCGAGTTCGACCGGCTCGCGGAACTGGAGTTCGCGGCCGTTGTGGTGGAGGGAGGCTGGCAGCACGTGGTTGACCCCGAGGGTAACGATCCGCTCTGGTATTCGCGGCTCGAGCCACGGAGTGTGTGGGGCACGGTGTTTGCGTGGAGCCAGAGGGTGCCCCACGTCCACTGGTACATGATGGGGAGTAGGTGGTTGGCGGAGTTTGCCACCTACGAAATCTTGGAGCGATTCTGGAGGGAACGGGTATGAAAAACGAAACGTGCGACCCCAAGTACATCGCGAAGGCGTGGGAGAAGCGGTGTGGTACAACTGTTCTGTCGTATAACTATCGGATTGGTTTTGAGGATGCCGCCGAGTGGCTCCGCCAGTGGGTGCCGTTCACAGAAGACGGGCACCCGCTGGCGTGCTGTGAGGGGCCGGTGTGGCTAGGGGAAGATGGTACAGTTCACGAAATTACCAGGGAGTGGTACAAAGTCAACAGGGAAGCCCGGGTGTGGCTGCGCCATGGCCTATTCTGGGTGAACGCGAGGGGCCACCTCTGGTCGAGCCGTGAAGCTGCCGAGAAACACCTTGCGGAGCAGGCACAAGCGGAGGCAAAGGCCGATCCCTCGCCTTCCGACGCCGACGGCGTGAGTGCTTTGTTGCAACGGGCACTGAATGAGCACACCGCAACTCTATCGGACTTATCGGACGAGTACGAAACCCTGAAACGCAAAAATAAGCGGCTGAGGGGTTTGGTGAACATCCTCTGCGATTCACTTGCAGACTACAGAGTCGGCCCGCGGATCGTCGAGGCGGCTGTTAACGCCGGTGTGCCGCTGCACCGGCTGGAGGATGAGCTAGACCGAAGGGAGAACGAAAGACGATGACTTTCGATATGCCCCCTGATTTACCGCCCGACCGGGATGAATACGAGCGGTGGGAACGAGAACAGGACGTGGATGACCTCACCGATGCCATCATCGAAGACACCGTGCATTGCGATTTGTGCGGGGCTTCGTGGGTGCTGGGCGGCTCCGGAGATGGACTCATCGTACAATCACCAATCGCGGATCTTCAGCGGTTCATTGGCTTGGCTCAAATCAAGCTGTGCTATGAATGTGTCTTGCATATTTGTCGGTGTGCGGACCAATGGCTCCGCGAGGAAGATGAGTGTGAGCATGGCGTGTTTATCGGCGATTGGTGCGAACCATGTAATCGGGCGTACAAAGATGCCCGGCGGGAAAACGAGGAGAACGGGAGCTAAATATGGACGTTGCGGAGTGTGGATGCCCAACGGATGCAGAGTTTGTCTACCATCGCTGGCCGTGTCCGAGATGCACACGAAGGCGGGGTTGGCGAATCGCCCTGGAATTCAAAGTGCAATACCTTTGGGTTGGCATGTTTTGGAAACGAATGGGCAACTGTGTGGATTTGTGGGTGTGTGCCTGCCCGATGTTTCCGATTCACGTATCCTGGTGGTGGAGTTATGAAGCCTGAAAAACTAACTCGCGAAGACATCCTTCTCCCCGTGCTTGCAGCCTGGGCGCACGAGGAAATCAGTATAGGCCGAGCCCGGGAATTATTACACATGCCGGATGACAAGATCCGCCGGGAAGCCGAACATCGAGTATCGAACGCGGTCAAGGAGCGGGAGTATCGAGATTTGCTGGAACACCACATCCAGGATCTAGGTATGATGATACGACGCTTACTGCGGAGACTCCCGCAATCCGATAACGATATGTCAATCATTCATCAGGCGCAGGGGTTGCTGGAGCGATGTGGCGTAGACAATCCTGGGATCTTGCGAGACGGAATGGGCGGACCGGCAGACGAGCTAGACCGAAGGGAAAATGATGATCAGATGCCCGCGCTGTAACTCGGCCTGCGTTTACGCGGCAGGCGCCGCGAGCGATTGCCGCTGGCTGCTCTGCACGTGGTGCGGATGCCATTGGTGGGCCGGGGAGTTTGCGTGGCCGATCGAGGAAGAATTGGACTGGAAGGAGAACGAAAGGACCAAAAATGCCAAGGCTACCTGCCGCTTTGAGGATCTGGCCCCAGGGAAGATGTGAATCGGGTGACACCTCTGACGGCAAGCGGGGCAGCGGTTCGCGAGTGCCTCGTATTTTCCCAACGGCCCATGACTGGCGGGTGCTGGGCGCCGGGCTGTACGTCTATGACGGCAAGATCGACGAAGAGACGTTGATGGAGCATTTGGTATGCTTCGGCAAGTTCGTCGGCTTCGGTTCAATGCGAGTCGAGAACGGCGGCGTGAACGGCCGGTGTCTGATTGAGAATTTGACCACCGAACCGTTGTAAGACCCGACCCGCCGGGATGGGACTAGGTAAGAGCGGACTAGACCAGATGGGATTCAGTAGGACATGACATGACACGACGGCACGAGACCAGAACCAACCAGAAAAGACGGGGCCGGATTAGACAAGATGAGACTTGACGCGGTGGGATTCAACAAGACACGACGAGGGAAAGCATGGCTGCTACAACGTGGCAAGAGGCTACCCGGCAGATTCTCGAAGCTCTCGATTTGAAGGCCGAGTTTCAGGGTATGGGGCTCGAAACGTCCGGCGAAGTCTCGGCTTCCGGATGGCTGAGTTGCAAGCGATTCGGTAGCGGTGAACAAAACCCCAGCGCTGGGGTCAAGGTCGCCCCCGGGCAAGACGGAAAACTCGGTACCTACAAAGAATTCAGCGGCTCTGGCCACTCTTGTAGTTTCTGGGAATTCTGCTCGACGGTCGCCAAGCGGTTCGCCACGTGGCAGGACGCGCGCGAACACTACCGCAAACAAGCCAAGGTCGCGGCGCCCGGCGGTAAAGACCCGAACAGTCAACTCCACTTCCGCCCCTGGAACCGCTCTCTGATCAACACTTGGTGCCTCCACAAGCCGCCGGTCACACCGGAGGCCGTTGAGGCGGCCGGCGGGTGCTTGGCGGACTGGCCGGCGAAGTCCCGGCAACATACCGTCGTCGCCCTGCCTGTGTGGGAAAGCGGTGACCCGGAAGACACGCCCTCGGGCTGGGTTGTCTGGAACAAGTCCGGCCGCCCCCTGCCTCTCTTTCAAGGGCCCGGCAACCCGCCGCGACTGGTCAAGATGCTTTCAGTGTCCGGCAGCCGGTCGGGGTTGATGGGGCGGCATGGCTTGGCCCACCTCGCCGATGCAGAGTTGGTCTGGCTGGTCGAGGGGCCAGGCGACATGCTGGCGCTTATGTCAGCTATCCCGCCCGATCTCCGTGATCGACACGTGGTGGTCACGCACTCCGGCGGCGCGATGGAGACGCCTCGCCCGGAGTGCGTGGCCCGTTTCGCCGGCCGCCGGGTGGCCGTTGTGCCGGACGCCGACGAGCCCGGGGTGGCGGGCGCCCGGCGCTGGGCGGCGGCCCTGGCGGCCGTGGCGAGTGAGGTAAGGGTGGTGGCGCTGCCGTATGACGTGACGCCGGATCACGGCAAGGATTTGAGGGACTGGTTTACGGAGGTTTCAAAGTGAGCACGAGAACTGACGCTATTTCAATCAAAGCAGTGCGTCGTCACTGCGTGGAATGTTCAGGAGGGGCGCCACGCTATGTGATGTGGTGTCCCTGCGACGGGCGTAATTCAACGAACTGCGAGATGTGGGCCTCGCGATTTGGTGTTCGGCCCGAAACCTTCATCGCCCGAAACGGGCCCTACCTACTCACTCCGGAGATCATGCCGGGGGCCGATGTGGACCTGGAATCCCTACTGTCGACGCTGGCGGGGGCCTGTGAGTGGTTGAGGGAACGGCACCCCGAAATAGAGTGGGATGGCCCAAGGGAAAGGACCCCCGAGGAGATTGAACGGGGCAAGGCGATGGCAGAGCGACTGAGAGGGGGGCGATAAGGCTTCTGGATGCCCACCGGCTGAATCTCACACAGCCTGGCGTGGGCTGCGCAGCCCTGGAGGGCGAAAAAGGTGTTCTGGGTCGGGTTGCGGGCTTTCAGACGAGAAATCATGCAGGGAAGTGCGATGAACGACTACCATGCTTTGCTGAAACTCTTCGACGCCGCTGAAATCATCCCGCCCCCCTCAGCGGCCCCAGGATCAGCCCCTGAGGCCAAACCGGACGTCGACCTGGACCGGGCTATCTGCGAGGCTGTGGGTTTGGACGTGCTGGGGGAGACGGGCGCGGAGAGGGCGATTCGGGTATTCGCGACTCATTGTCGGAAGGATGCCATCATCAAAGATGTTGGTCGCCTGCGGCTGCCTAATCTGATTCAGATTGCCGGGTTGCCCGCCGCTCAAAAAGTCTACTTGCCGACTGGTGGGGCGGCGGGGGCGCCGGGCATGTACCCTCTTCCCCAGGTCCAACGAGCGATTGCCATGGTGGCGAGCCAAACGCGCATTCCAACAGCGGCATGGCGAGGTCGCGGCTGTTGGCCGGGAAATTCGGGCGAGACGATCCTGGTTGGGGCCGGTGAAGCTGCTGTTTGGGATGGAAAATCGCTCCACAAAGTCGAAAGGCCCCGCGCTGCTGGACAGTTCCTGGACCTCTCAAGCTCTGAGCAGTGGTATGACTTCGATCGTCTCCAGACCTATCTCCACGAAATGACGCCTGACTGGGCGCAATTGCAGGTCGAGACGATGAATGAAATCTGGTCGCGATGGCGGTGGCGCGAAACCCACGCTGAGGATTTTCAATACAGCCCCTATCTGATTACGGGGCTTGCTTTGGCGACCTGGATACAAACCGCATGGACGTGGCGGCCGATGGTTGTTGTTCGAGGAGAGACGAGCACGGGCAAGTCTCGCCTTTTTGAGACACTGGCGGCTTCTTACGGCAACTTAGCTTTGCTTTCCTCGAAATCGTCGGAAGCGGGACTCCGGCAGGCAGTGGGCAACAAAGCCGTTGCCATTCTGGTGGACGAGTTTGAAAACGATATCCACCGGCGCAAGATCTTGGAGTTGCTCCGGACCTCTGGTTGCGGCAGTCGCCAATTGCGAGGTACGGTCGATCAAGAAGGCCGCGAAACGGCACTACGGCACATTAGTTGGGTAGCGGCGATCGAAGTGGGCCTCGACCGGGCTCCCGACCGAAACCGCTTTTTGACTTTTGAGCTTATCCCTCCCCCGCAGGAGCTGAAAGGTAAGCTTAATCAACCTCATCCGTGGGACATGCAGGAGTTGGGTCAACGACTCTTGGCTGTTGCGGTCTATTATCAGCGACAGGCATTGGACCTTCATGAAGTCCTGAAGCGAGAAACCATTGATGGTTTTGAAAATCGCATCGTGGAGAGCTTCGCCGTGCCGGTGAGTTTACTGGCATGTGTAACGCCCAAGCATGAGCCCGCCGCTCTTCTACGGTTGCTACTGGAGGCATCGGAGCCTGATCCAACGGCAGGGGAGACCGATCAAGCCGACATATTCGGTGAGATACTGGCATCGGCCGTTCGCGTCGAACGGGGTGAAGAGCGGTCGGTCGCTCAGATACTGACCAGTTCAAACCCCGACTACGAGGCTGATATGGAGCGCTACGGCATTGCCTTAGTCAATCAGCGTCGGGGTCCCCGGTCGCATGAGGGTTTCTTTCCGCGGGACGTGTTTATCGAGCCGAAACTTGTACGTCGCAGGTTGCTGAAAGATACGCTGTGGTCTGAACAATCCATCGACCAACACATCAAGCGGCTGCCGGGGGCTGTTTTGCGGCGGTGTATGATCGCCGGAAAACGCGTGTGGGGCTACTGCTTGGACTGGGAGTTTGTGGAGAAAGAGTTCCTGGGAACCAAAGATGGATTCTGAATGGCCGCTTAATTTGGCCAAAACACGCTTAGACAGTAGGAAAATACATGGAAAACGTAAATCCTTACACTACATAACCTTACCCCCTATTTTCCTTTTTTCCCTTTTGGAGAGAAATAATAAGTTGTAGAGAGAATAAAAGAAAGAGTAAGAGGGGGTACCACAAGGGGGGTGTAGTGAAGGGAGAGAACAACATAGGGCTCTGTGCGCAGAGTGGCAGACAAATAAGCTAACGCATCTAAGTCGTTGCAGGATATAGACTTATATTTGGTGGCTAGTTCCTATTTGGCCAAACATGGACACTGGAGGTGTGTAAAATGGAAAAGTTAGAAGAGTTGGGTGATTTGAGGGACCACTTTGCTGGTCTGGCAATGCTCGGCATCCTCAATAACGTAGCGACCCAAGAGTTGGGGAATCTTGCTTCTCGTGGTTTTGCTCAGCTGGCCTATGATTTCGCTGATGACATGCTTCGGCAGAGGGCCTTCCCTCCAAAACAGGTAAACGCCGATGCCTAGTCTCTCCGACCTCGCCTCGATTCCCCGCCTCCTAACCCAAGCGGAACTCCAATCCCTGCTCGGCCAGCCGCACCCTCCATGCCCCGTTTGCGGGTGTGCGGCGTTCTCGATCTCCGCCCGCGGCGAGTGGATTTGCTGGGGCTGTGACTGGGACCGCGCCCACGCCGACCGTGGCATTGCCCTGCGCGTCCGCATCCTCTCCCATGGCGGCCAACCGATCGCGGTCGACGAGGACGGTCTGGCCCATCAAAGGCGCCGCCGCGAAGCGGCCCACGCCCTCGGCGTGATCCTGATCGAAATCGAGGGGGTGCAAGAGTGGATGCTCTGGGAGGCGGGCGGGTGGTGTTACGCCGCCTGCACATTCGATCTGCCGGCCGAGACGTTGGCCGTCTGGGTCCGCCGGACCCAACACCCGACTTTCAATCCGGACCGGGAAGAGTTTTGGCGGGGGACTCCGATCCCTGATTCTCACGACGGTGCTTTTGCGGCCTGGTGGCCGAGAGAGGAAGATTGACAATGAACGTGAAACGTTACTATTCGATGGTGGCCTTTTCTCCAGGCGAAGGGATATATGAGCATCCCGAAGGCGGCTACGTGAAGTGGGAGGACTATCAAGCCCTGCTCGATCAGTGTCAACCCATCACGCCCCCCCGCCCCGAGTTCGTCGAACTGCACTGGCCGGAGCCTATGTGGGTGCGAGCCAGCGAAATCGTCTTCGTTGAGGCGGCAACGGAAGGAAATGGACCCGAAATTCGAGGCTGTCACAGTATCGTCACGATGAAAAGCGGGGAAGATAGATACTTCACGGAATCGCCCGCCGAGGTGTTCGCCAAAATGGGCGTGGCGATCCCGCCGCCTACTCCGGCCGCTTCGCAATCGCCTCGATCAGGCTGACGCCCTTCGGGTGCCACTTCTTCCCATTCCGCCGCAACTTGCCCTCCGCGTCCAATGTGTGCGCAATCCCGATGTACGTTGCCCCCCCCGCCCGTAACCGCCGAATCTGCTTGACGATTTCCTGCTCTGCCGGGTTCACCACAAGAAGGCTCGGCAGCCCGCCCCGCTTCGTCGGGGCGGAGTCCGGATCGACCATCATGCCGTAGGGCACGTGCGTAACCGGGGTCTGCCGGCGGCCGTTCGCCTGCTGTGTTACCATCGCCTCGCGCGTGCGGTCGGAATTCCGGCGGCGCTCGAATTCAGCCAAGAGTCCCAGAAGCTTGAAGAACATGTCGCCGTGCGCAGTGCTGGTGTCTATGTTCTCGGTCACGCTGGCCAAGTCGACCTTGTGCCGTTGAAGCTTCTCGCTCAACTCGATCAGGTCATGAAGATTGCGCGCGAGCCGGTCGATCCGGTACACCAGCAGAATCCCGCCGGTCCGGCAGGCGAATTTGATCGCGTCGGCCAGCCCCGGCCGGTTCTTGTCGTCCTTCCCGCTTACGTATTCGTCCATGAATGGCTCGTGGGCCAGTTGATATCCGAACGCGTTGACCCAAGCCAGACAGCGGGTGCGTTGGACCACAATGGACTGATCTTCCTCGCGGCCGGTCGGCGAAACGCGAAGGTACAAGCTGACTGGTTTCATGTTTTCTCCATGTGTGTAAGTGCTCCATCTCTTCCCCGCCCCCCGATGTCGTGGCCATTCGACCGAAAACCGTAGGACGAAATCCTACGGCGTAGGATTGAATCTTGCGCATGTGCCGCTCGCGCGGCAGGGTGGGGGGGCGGGGTGGGGTTAGTTGGCTCCTCAAAGGCCCGGAACCCGGTCGCCACAAGAAACTGCGGCGCCGGGTGTGGGGACGTTGTGGCGGGTTGTGGGTCTCCTGCACGGGCCACCGCCTCAGTCCGGGTAGACCAGGCGGGGGCCGGGGCAGGGTGGGGTTACATCGGCTGGCAAGACGGAAACGCCGCGCTGAGTATTTCGCGGATCATCCGTTCGCCGGTAAAGTGGGGATTCACGGGCCAGAGGACCGCATACCAATGTTTTTCGGTGGGCTCGGGTGGTAGCTTGCCGTATCATGGCCGGGTTCCCATCCAGTATCTACATGCCTGCTAATGTGGATTCCTCCGCGCGGTCCGCGCGTCGCCTTGTAGCGCAGAGTGTCACCGGATCGGAGTCGGATTGGGTAGCTCCAGCCGACAGGCGAGCCGTTCAGGCGGCAATCCTGTACTGCGTCGGCTTTCGCGTCGGCTATCAATCGGGTTAGTTCGTTTGCCACGTCATTCTCCTTGTTGTGCCGTTGCCGGCGGGTGGGGTTACTGGATCGCAAAATCTGAGATTTCAGGGAATCGCCGGCGAGCTTCAGCCAATGCCTCTTCATCGCTGCGGGCATCCAGCCAGCACTCGAAGGCGGGCATGCTCCCGTATCGCAGGAAAATCAGATACTGCGGCTGGTCCGGCGTGCCTCGGCTGGTCGTGTTGCGTTCGATAAGCATGTCGTTCTCCCTTGGGGTTGTGCCGTTGCTGGCGGGTGGGGTTAGTCAGAGGTCACTGCCCGTGACTTCCCGGTAATGGTACGAGCAGAGGTCGTGATAATGCCCCTCAGCGTCTGGCCACGCCCGGGAGCTGGATCTGCCGCATTTCTCACATTGCGACACGGATGGCGTATTGCAGCGTTCATAGGATTCATTGATTTCTTCGTCCGAAATCTCGCAGTCGCCGTCGCATTGATCGGTGCTGAGCCCGCAGTGTATACAGTAGTCGTCCACGAATACGTCTCCTCGGGTTGGGGTTTCGAATAACACCGCCAGGCCCCAGGCTTGCGACTGGGGCCTGGCGGGGCTAGTCGGCTTTCGCGGATTCTACGGCCCTGTGCAGTTCATCGCACAATTCAGCGGGCTGACTATCGATATCCCAGATCGCTTCAGTTGGCCCTTCGCCGCCAACCGCAATTATCACATCCTCCTCCTCGATCCCCTCAATCAGCCAAAACTCCTGCTCTCCGGGCACCTCTAGCCGTTCCGCGGCCTCGGCCAACTGGAGCAACTCATAGGCGCATTCGTGGGTGTACTCGCCTTCAATAGCGGCGAGCAGCAATTTGATCACGGTGTCGTTAGTCATGGCTCAATCTCCTCAATCTAGGGTTACTTCTCGGGTTCACGCCCCCAGACTCCCGCAAGAGCCAGGGGGCCTGCCCCGAAGGCCCTCAATTCACAAGCTGCAAAGCGGCCTGGTATGCCTGATTCTTCAACTGCGCCCCGCTGCCAAACCAATTGCTCTGCAATCGGTTCTCCGCCCGCTCCTGGTCGTTGCGGCCCCTGCTCTTGCGGTCATGGTCGACGTATTCGGTAACCGCGTTTAGCGCGCTCCACGCGCTGTGTTCAATGCCCGGGAGGTTGTTCCGCTCACTCTCGTAATTCTCCATAATCTGCTGGAGAATCCCGCGGTTGCGGTTTGCCTCCGCCTCCGTGCGGGCGAAGTGGCCGGCGAGCAGCTCGCTAACTATCTCGGCGTGTCCCGTCTGCTGATCGAGAATGGAGTCAAGCAGTCCCGCTCCCATTGCATGCCGGACTTCGTGCAGTGCCTGGGCGCGGCTTTCGGTCCGTGTTGGGAAAAGCTCCTGGAAGTAAGCACTACTCTCGGCGCTATTGAGCTTCCTCGCCGCCAGTGCCTGCATTGCCTGGCCGTGCTTGGCGAATTCCTCTTGGATCAACCCCAGCGTCTTGCGCGCCTGTCCAAGCCGTTCCTTGGCGTTCGCTGTGTGCCTGATGTTCAACGTCCGCTCCCGTCCGGTGGCAATGGCAGCCGTGAGCGTGTTCCAGCAAACTACCCTGGTGGCCGTGGGCAGAATCTTGATGGCGTTGCACCCGTCGTGTCCGGTGCTGGCCAGTGCGTAGGGGTAGCTAACATCGTCCCTCCCCACCCTCGCCTCGCCGGGCATCCTGGCCAGCATCCAAACCCGCTTGCCCCCCTTCAACGCGCCGGCGCTCTCGTATTTCATCCCCTCGGCCGTCAAGCTGTCGAGGAACTCGAAGACGTGTCGGTTCTGGAAGGGCGTGTAACCCGGTCCGACCACCCCTAGCACTCGGCCAATGTCTTCCCTCACGATTGCCCGGTAATCGTCGCAGTCAATGCTTGCCCGGTCCTCAGTCCAAGTCGTGAGCGGGTACATGCCGACAGACCAATTTTGCCCCGCAAGCTCAATAGCCTGCTCAGCCGTCTGTGCCTCGGCTACGGTGGTTCCCAGGCCGTGCCAAGCTGGCTTGCCGGTGGTGAATACTGCGGCGCGTCCAAGTGAGAAGTCGATTTCGTGTGACATGACTCAAGCTCCTTGTGTTGTGGTTCAGCCGGTCCTCAGAGCCGGCCTGTGTGGTACTCTCACATAGTTATAGTCCGCCGACCCCATGCAGGTCAAGGAAATTCTGGCTGCCGCGCGCGGAATTTCCCAAAATACCTCGGAAGTAGTAATATTCTCCGCGTTTCACGCCATATATATGCTGTTTCAGCCTGCCTCGGGGATGTGGTCGAGTCTGAGCCGTCTTCGCCTGATCGCTCCTGCAGGTCGCTCACTTGGTCGCCCGCTCGCTTGGCCAGCTCGTCATCCGCTCGCCCGGTCGCATTCGGATCGCAGGGGAGAAGCCGATGTAGTCACTGTAGTCACATGGTGCATATCCTTTGCACCGCAAAGTATCGGTCGTATGGGTGCAAAGTGCTCAACCCTACCGGCTGTGCAAAGTAGCACACACAGCCCATTGGTGCATCCTTTCCCCGTGGCTCGCCTTGGGGGTGGCGTTTTCTCGGGGAAAAGAGCCCTGGGGCCCCCCGAGTCGTCCGGGATGCGATCCACGGCCCCCGGCCGCGCGCCGACGACACGCGTTAGTATTCCTCTCTAGTCAGATTTGGATTCCGGTATTAGACTAGGCGGCTACGGCAAGTTTGGGAACACCAAGCAAGGGAGTAGGTTGATGAAGGACATGGAAGAGGCGAACGCGGCGGCGTTGGAGGAGCAGAGCCGCAGGATACGGTTGCGGGAGACATGGGAGCGTCAGGGTCGGTGGGAAGAGGCGAGTGCATTTTTGGAGGGGGTACGGGAGAAGGTGATAGCTCAGGGGATGCTGGAGCCGGAGGCGTCGGCATTTGCGTGGACGCGGGCGGAGATAGCGTATCCTTTGAAGCTGGAGGGGAATCGGTTTGGGGAGAAGAAGGGGAGGTGGAAGCAGCAAGGGGGGAAAGAGGCGAAAGAGGTTTTGGAGCAGTACGGGGACCCTCAGGGCCAGCCGGACTTACGGGTGCCGAAGTCATGGGGGTCGTTGCCGGGTGGTGTACGGGAGCGGGAGGAGGTGGAGTGGGTCGCGCAGAACATTGGTTTGGTGGTAAAGGACCGGGGTCAGAAGCCGCGGTATGTTTTGCAGCGGGCGTTGCGGCCGGCGCCGAGTCATCGGGCATTGAATTTCTTGGCATTTGCGGTGGGGAACTGGAACACGTTTTGGAAGGACGTGTATCCGAAGTATACTGCGGGCAGTGACGAGGAGCGGGACGGGGGGCGTCGGGAGCGGATGAAGATTGAGGAGATCAGTCGGATTTTGGACGAAATGGAGGTGGTAGTCGAGTGATCGGGGTTGGTCCATTCATCAGCCGCGTGCCGAAGAACCCTGTCGCCAATCTTCAATGGCGGCGGAAGGTGCGGCGGATAGCCGATCGTGACGCGGGCGCCCGGCGGGCTCTGTACGACGGCTGCATGTGCGACCTGCTCTTCTTCCTCAACTTCGCCGGCTGGTGTTACGAGCCGCGGGCGGTGCAGAAGATTAAGCCGTTCGTGACGTGGCCGCACCAGGACCCGGTGGCGTTGGCGATGGATGAGGCGATCGACGTCGCTCAGGAGCGGTTCGACACGACTCAGGAGCCGCTGGATGTTCTCTTGGAGAAGTCGCGGGCGCAGGGTGGGACGTATCTCTACCTGAACATTTTCTTGCGGCGGTGGCTGCGCGACCCGATGTTTTCGGCGGGGCTGGTGACGCGGAATGAGGACCTGGTGGACTCACTGCGGGACGCCGACACGATCTTGTGGAAGTTCGACTGGGCGTTGCGGATGCTGCCTGAGTGGCTGATACCGCGGGGGTTTGACTGGCGGACGCACCGGTCGTTGACGGACCACTCGCGGGTGAACCCGGAGACGGGGGCGTTGGTGGTCGGCTACTCGGCGAATCAGGACGTAGGCCGCGGTGGGCGCAAGACGGTGTTTGCCTGTGACGAGATCGGCGCCAAGGACTTCATCAAAGGTGGCAAGGACCGGGCGGTGTTAGAGGCCCTGCATGACGTGGCCAACTGTCTCTTCCTGGTTTCGACCTTCGGGGCGGACTCTGGGGTGTTCTTTGAAGCCTGCCAGGAAGAGGCGGGGGACGGGGTGCATCTGGTCCTGGACTGGCGGGACAATCCGATTCAGAACCGGCTGGCCTACACCATGCGGGATGGGCAGCCGGTGGCCAAGCGGGCGGCGGAACAAGAGGCGGTGACGAAGTACGTGCAGGCCAACCGGGAGCGGATCAAGCGGCTGGAGGTTCGGGGTTACAAGGTGGAGGGTCACGAACGATCGCCTTGGTACGACAGCCGCTGTTTGCGAAAGACGGCCACGCCACGGTTGATCGCGCAGGAGCTGGACCGCAACCCGCGGGGGGCGGTGGGCAAGGTGTTTGACCTCAGAGTCTTGGACCGGATGAAGGCCGAGCATTGCCGGCCGCCAGTCTGGCGGGGGAAGATCGTCTTCGACGAGGAGACGTTGGAGGTCAAGGGGCTGATCCGGCAGGACAACGGCCCGCTGGAGTTGTGGTTCGAACCCAGCCTGGAACGCAAGGCGCCCCAGGGGCTCTACGCCCTGGCGTGCGACATCGCGGCCGGCGGCGTGAGCAATTACGCTTCCAACTCAGTGGCTTGCGGCGTCGACCGGCTCACCGGCGCCCAAGTTTTGCAGTATACGGTGATGGGCCTGTTGGGGGCGAAGTTTGCCCGGATCGTGGTGGGGCTGGCCCGCTGGCTGTCGAACGCCTACCTTGGCTGGGAGGATTCGGGGATTGCCTCGCCTTTCGGCCGGGAGGTTGTTGAGGTTCTCCAGTACGGTAACATCTACTATCGGCCCGAGAAGACGCTGGGCCGATGGAAAAAGACGGCCAAGCCGGGTTGGTGGCCGGGGAGCGACGACGAGAAGGGGGTGCTTCTGGAGTCCCTGTGCATCGCCATGGATGACGGCAAGTTCATTCCGCGATCCGAAGAGCTGGTGGTAGAATGCGGAGAGTATGAGTGGGAGAACGGCAAGATCGTGCATCGCGCGTCTTCGCAGACCCTCTCGGCTTCAGAGGGCCGGGCGCACGGGGACCGTTGTATCGCGGCGGGTGTGGCGTGGTTGTTGATGGACGATCGGCCGGTCGGGGTTGTAGAGCAAGAGGCGAAGGAGACGCCCAAAGCGGAAGTCGGGTCCTGGGCCTGGTGTGACGAGCAGGAGGCGAAGGAGCGGCGGCTGTGGTCGGATGACGAGCCGCAGTTTGAGTTAGGGGACCTCTTAAGGATCGCGTGAAAAAGGAGACTGACGTGTTTGAAGAGGCTGTGGATGAAGTAATTTGCGAGGTTTTGCGGGTTGCTTCTGGTTTGCGGTGTGGGCTGACGGGAGCCGTGGTGGCAGCCAATGATCTATTGGAGGTTTATCGAAAGCTTTCTACTTTGAAGGAAGCTTGGAAAGGTGGGCCGATCAATACTGGCGTTGACGAAGCCTGCAAGATGAGTCGAACGATCCGGTTGATCCGGACGGATTATTACTTTCGAGGCCAGCCCGTGTTCGTCGTGTCCAGCGGCAGCGAGGCTATTGACTTTGCCACGCTGGAGGTCTGGCGGGCCAGAATACACAGGTTTATAGATCCGCGGAAGCTTTTTGATATACTGCCCCCTCCCAAGTCAGTGAACTACATCGACGTTCAGACAGAGTCCTTCGCTCCTGCAAAGGACCCTTTTGCCCTGGCAAACGTCTAATTCTCTTGACACGGGGGGGGCGTGTTGGTATGACTGCGGGGGTAAGGGGAATATATGAGTGACTCAGCACCATCCACCGCCAACGGCAACGGCAAGGCGAAGCCGCCTAAGTTCGCGGCGCGAGGCCAAGCCGCCCAATACATTTTCGAGCCGACCGGCGACATCAACGTTCACGAGTTGGCCCAGTGTCAGCCGCTGTTGCTGGTGGGGGTGCTGGGCGCGACGGGGATGGGTTTGTTGGCCTTGAGCGGCCAGCCGCGGACGATGGCGATTTTCCCGCCGCCGCCGGTAGTGGACGCGATCTACGAAGGGCTGCCCAAGGGCGCCAAGCGGCATTTTCGGGCGGTGCGTCTGGAGACGGGGGTTGTGGAGGTAAAGAAGCCGGGGTTGGTGTTGCCGGAGGGGGCGAAGTGATGTTGGAAATCTCGCGAGAAGATTTGGCCGCTTTGGTTCACTGTACTGAAGAACACCTTCATTATCGCGGGGTGGAGATGGGGGCTGAGTTACCGGCCCACGAGTTGCGGGCGATTGCGAATGCGTGGAAGCTCTTGGGGAAAGAACCGCCTCCGTTTTTTTATCGCAGGATCAAGGCCCATTTGAGCAAGAGCGGGGAATAGGATGAAGCGGCGTGGATTTCTGGCAACTTGCGTGGCGGCGGTGCTGGCTCCGCTGGGGTTGATGCGGAAGCCGAAACCAAAGGTGGTGACAATGCAGGATATAGCCATAGACTGGATTTCGCCGCCGCTGAAGCCACGTGGCCCTAAGTTGTCGGAAGCAGAACTGGCTGAATTCGCGGAAGTCGCCAAGATTGAGTTACTCGCGGAAGTCGCCAAGATTGAGTTACTGGCTTGGCGTCCGCCCTCGAAACCCTGGAAGCCTTTTGGGCTCAAGTATTGGTTGACGGACGGAAAAGGGAACACCTCCGACTATCGCCGCATGGGGAAGTAGCATCCCGCTTGGCTCATAACCAAGAAACTCCGGTGCAAGCACCGCAACCGGCCATTTGATCTTTGACAGACGATTCACGGGCAACTTCACTGAGTCGCCGGCCAGCGCGCAGTGAGGGGCCAAGACACCAAGCCCTGACGGGGGCCGTCAACCCTGTTGGGGCTTCTTGTGTTTCTTGGCCCGCCCTTTTACACCCTTTCCCCCGCGAACCTTTGGAGCACGTCATGAAACGCTTGATCCTGATCCTGGCTGTCGTCGCCTGCTGCTTCTCCTTCCCCTTAGAGGCCGCCGCCTGCGGTCGACGCCCGGTTTTGCGGGCGGCCGTCGCCGCGCCGCGGGCCGTGCTGCGGGTCCGCCCGGTGCGACGGGTGCTGGTGCGGGCTGCCAAGGCGAGGCCGGTGAGAACCGTTCTGTTCGGGAGGTAATCCAAAACACCCACAATCCAAACCGGGCACCTCGGGCTGATCCCCCGCGGCATGCCAACACCTAAGGCCAGTGGCGGCCACTCGTCACTGGCCTTTTTTGTTGGCCGCCCGGTGGTTTTTTAACGCGGTTGCCATGATCGACTTGCAGGATAAAGAACAGCGCGGCCGGCTTCTGGCGGCCATCAAACACTCGCGCGAGACCATGGAGGATTTCCGCAAGGTCCGCGTGGAGTTGCTGCAGGACTACGTCGGCTCGTGGTATTCCAAGAAGGGCGCCCGCTACAAGACGCCCATCAACCTCTTGAACCAGACCGCGAAAATCTTCTCCACGATCGTGGCGGCCAACAACCCGCGGGTCCTGGCGTCCACCCGCAACCCCGAGAACTGGGCCTTTGCCAAACGCTTCGAGGTCAACCTGAACAAGCTGATCTCGGACATGAATCTGGCGCCGACCAACCAATTGATCGCGCTGGACGCCTTCTTTGGTATCGGCGCCGCGGTGGTCACTATGCGGGATTCGGGGACCCGTTTTCACGGGCTCTTGGAATCGGAAGAAGACGTCTGGTTCGATCCCGGCGAACCGTGGCTGAACCGCATTTCCCCGGACGACTTGATCCTCGACATGTCGGCCAAAGAGATCACTAAGATGCGGTATTGCGGGCACTACTACCGCGCCGACTTAGGAAAGCTCAAGCAAGAGTCCGGCTACAACCAGGAAGTCGTCGGGAAACTTTCTCCCACAAAGCGAATGACGGCGGACGGCGTCAAGGCGGCGCGGGAGATTTCGTCCGACGCCGAAGACGACGATCTCAAGCCCATGACCTGGCTCGCGAACGTCTGGGTGGCGGAAAACAAGACGGTCGCCACGTTTGCCCGCGATCAGGACCTGCCGCCTTTGATCGAGCGGCCGTGGACCGGCGGCCAATCGGGGCCGTACCACTTTCTTTCCCTCGGCCTGGTCTCCGACAACATCATGCCGAGTTCGCCCGCCTCGAACCTCAAGGGCCTGCACGACGGCCAGAATCGGGTGTACCGCAAAATTGAGCGCCAGAGCGACAACCAGCGGACGATTAATTGCTACTCACCGCACGCCGACGATGAAGCCAAGAAGGCTCGCGATCTGAAGGACGGGGACTGGCTCAAGAGCCGCAACCCGCGCGAGATCGTGCAACTCAAGCTTGGCGGCATCGACCCGGGCAATCAGGCGTGGTCGATGATGCTGCAGGACGTTTACAACCGCATGGCGGGCAACCCAGCCGCCCGCGCGGGCCTCGGCCCCCAGGCCCCCACCGCTCGGCAGGAAGCAATCTTGCAAGAGGGCATCGGGCAGCAGGACTCCGTCCTCTACTCGGCGGTGGTCAATTTCGTGAGCGAGTGTTGCACCGACTTGGCCCGCCTGATGTGGCACGACGAGACGCTCCGGATCCAGGGTTCCATGCCGATTCCGGGCACTCGCTTCAGTGTGCCCACGCCGTGGCCCGTCGAAGACGAATGGGGTAATCGAGTCTTGCAAGGCAGTTTCGAGGATCTGGAGATCAGCATCCAGGCTGATTCGATCCGCTATAAGTCGGCCGAAGAGCAGCTCGAGGAGATCATGGGCACGGTCCGCGAGTTGATTCCGCTCTGGCCCATGTTCCAGGCGGCCGGCTACATCATCGACGTGGAAGAGCTTCTGGACGCCGTTGCCCGTTATCGGGACCGGCCGGAAATCAGACGCATTATCCGCCTCGTCGACGAGCCTTTGCCGGCCGCTTCGCATGAGGCCAGTCAATCGCCGGTGACGCGGCGCGAGACGATCCGCCGCAACGTTCCCACCGGCGGTACTCAAGAGAGCCGTGGCGCCATGCTGGCGCAGATTCTAGGCAGTTCTGCCGTCGGCAACAACTCACAACTCGGAGCGCTGACGCAATCATGAGCAACCCGATGAGCAGTGTCGTCCGCCGTTTGCGATTCGATCCCCTCAAAGGCCGCGCGGTCGAGGTCGAAGGACCGTCGCCTCTGACGTTGGACGTGCCGGCGTTTCGCGGGCTGACTGAGGACCGGCCGGCGATATCGGAGTCGGCCGGCGTGCTGCCCCGTCAGGTTGCGGAGGCCCGTGAAATCGTCAAGCGGCGGGGCCTGACGGGAATCGAGGTCCTGCCCACCGGGCAAGTGAAATTCACCTCGCGCGGCAAAGCCGGCAAGGGCGGGCGGAATGGATGGAACGCCATGCGCGGCAAAACCGATGCGGACGGCGGACTTGGAGACGTGTAATAGGAGCCCCCCAATGGCGATCGATGAATTGACGGATGAAATGACCCACGAAGAGGTGCAGGCCCTGGCCAAGAAGTTGGTGTCCGAACCGGATATCAACGATGAGCCGGAACCCGAGCCCGAAAAGAGTGGTCCCCCGACCCACGAAACACCCGCCGGCAGTGCCGGCGATGAACCCGCCCCCGCAAAGGGCGATGAACCTGCGCCCGTCGAGCCGTCAGGCTGGATTGACGACGACGTGCGCGGCCTGGTCTCCGCGTTCGGTTTGACGGAAGAAGACGTTTCTCTCTTCACCGGCCGCGATGAGTTGGAACGCGCCTTGACCCTCTTGGATTCGAGGGCCCGGAAGCATGTGGATGCGGAATTGGGTCGTGAGACTCAGCCGCCACCGCCGCAAGCGACCGCGCACCCTGCGCATCCGGATCGTCGGGCGGACGGCACATTTCTGCCCGCGGACCAACGGCGGGCGGCGCAAGAGGCGGTCCAGGAAGACTTTCGCCTGCAGCTCGATCCGGAGCTTCACGGGCAAGACCTCGTCGAGCAGCTCGGCAAGCTGCAGGAGCACTACGGCGCCCGAATCAAGACTCTGGCCGATCGGTTGGCCGCTCAGGAGCGGGTCGAACAAGAGCGAGCCGAACAGGCATTCGTGCAGGTATTCGACGCCACCGTGGATTCCCTCGGGCAGACGGACCTCTTTGGCCAGACCGGCAAAGAGACTCGGGAGCAAATGGCAAACCGAGTCCGCTTATTTGAAGAGTTTCAAGTCCGGCAGGCAATCCACGGCCGGCAGGGGCGACAGGTCAGCTTGAACAAACCCTTCCTGGACTACATTTCGCGCGCCGCCTTTGCGGAGCACTTTTTCAAACAGCAGCACAAACAGCTCACCCAGCGGGTCATGGCACAGGCGGGCAAGCGGATGGACGTCGGCGTCACCAAGACCGCCGCCGCCCGGCCCAGCCTCGAAGAGAGGATGGAGCAACGCTACCGCGAGCTTGACCAGCAGAGGTGACAGATATAAGGAGCCCGGCCCATGGCGCTAGGCATTGAACAGTTAGACGACTTCATCCATTCGTTTCATCAGGAATACGACTGGGGGAAGTGGCAGGACATCTCCATGCCCCTGCAACAGTACTATTACGCCTCGCGGCTCTTCGACCAGGCCATGAAAGCGGAAATGACCGGGGCCTATTGCAAGTGGAAGTTGGAGGTCGATTACTCCGACAACTTCCAGATTGTCGGCCTCTACCATCGCGACGTGTCCGGCCGCGTGAACGTCCTCACTGAAGGCTCGATGCGGTGGGCGATGACCACCTGCAATTACCACTACGACATCGACGAAGAGGTCTTTGGCCAGGGCAGCAAGCAGATCGTCGATTACATGTCGGTATTGGAGAACGGCTTGATGAAGTCCTTCTTCGCCGGCATGGAAGATCAGATGTTCGGGGCTGGCCCGACTTCTTCGACGCAGTCGCCGAATCCGCCCTCCAGTCTCTTGTGGTGGATCACCTCGACCGACGATTCGACCACCGAAAACAACTCGGAAGAAGGCTTCGACGGATACGAGCCGCTGGGCTTCGGGTCGGCGGGTGTGGGCGGCATCTCCTGCACGACCTACGAACAGTGGCGAAATCGCACGTTTCCCTACGTGCAGTTCTCGCGCGACGACGCGATCGAGAAAACGATCAACTCGATGGACCTCTGCGAATTCAAGCCGCCCATCGAGCGGCCGGACATCGTCCAACAAATGCGGCCGAACTGGGAAATTCTCACCACTCACAGCCGCCTGGCCCTGGGACGCAAGCTCCTGCAAGCCGGCAACGACAATATCCGCGATGACTTGGCGGCCCACTCGGGCAAGGTCTACATCCGCGGTGTGCCGATGCAGTGGGTGCCGGCTTGGACGAACTCCAGTTCCGTCAACGCCCGCACGGACGGCATTCTCTTGGGCGTCAACTGGAAAACGTTCAAGTGGTACTACCGTGAGGGCCGCAACATGCGGAAGCGAAAGGCGTTCCAGCACCCCGAAATGTCGAACGTCCGCATTCGCAAGATGGACGATGCGGGGCAAATCGTCTGCTTCAACCGGCGGGCCAACTTCCGCGGTTATTGCAGCTCGACTGTGACCGAGACCACGTAACCCGCGCCACAGAGGCAGGGCGGCGGGCGTGACTGAACGAATAAGCGTTTTTGGGAGCATAATCATGCAAGTTTTATGGAGCGAGCTTGATACCAGGCTGCTTTCGCCCAGACTCTGGTCGAAATTCGCCCCGCCGGTCGGTGGCGTCTTTAGAAGCACGGCCTCGGGCAACCCGGCCATCGGCTTCTTCGACGACTTTCTGAACTTCGGCGGACTCTTGGCCACGAACGATGGTCTCTATCATTCCGAAGGGAATCACTACCGGTCGTATCAGACGGCGTCTTGCTACCTGCTGAACGTGGCCTGTTCGGCGACTCCGGCGAGTGTAGCGCCGACCTCTTACGGGGCGATCTCTTTCAATCCGACCAGCGGCGTGGTCGACAACGATACCGTCAGCCTAGCGTGGGGCGGCAACTTCAATTCGCCTTACGGGAGTTTCCCCTTCAACGTGATTCCCGGCATGTCCAAGGATTTGGCCTTCGAGTGCCGGATTCAAGTATCGAGTATCGCGGAGACGATCGGCAACGTCTTTGTTGGCCTGGCCGGGGCGGCCGGCGTCGATCCGGTTGCGGCCGCCGTGCCGATCACCCAGAGTGATGCCTTTGCGACCACCCAGAGTCTCTTGGGCTTCGGTCGCTTGGCTGCCGCTTCCACGGGCGCTTTCGGGCTCTATTACGAGCGAGCCTCCGGGACAACGGCATCGGTTGCCGGTGTCGCAACGGCCGTTGCGGCGACCTACATCAAACTGGGCTTCTACTGGGACGCCGCGCGCCAGGAAGTGATTCCGTACATCGACGGAGCCAAGGTCGCGCGCTCTCTTCAGGTCGCCAAGGCCACAACCGGCGCAACCCCGTGGCCCAACGACTACATGACCGCCGTGGCGGGCATCATGCAGACGGACGGCACGACGGCGCAGAAGCTCACGATGGACTGGTGGGCCTGCGCCCAAGCGGTCTGAGTATTTCGTTTCGCGTAGTCTCTGCCTGGGTATCCCCGGGGAACGGATTCCCCGGGGCTTTTTAGGAGTCCTGCGATGGCCGTCTTGAATATCTCCATGACCGCTTTGAAGGTCATCATCGCGGACTTTTTGGGCTGGAAGCGGAACACGGAAGGGGCGGGCGCCGATTGGAGCACGGAAACGATTGCCCGGCTGGGTGAAGTCATCAACACGGCGGCCCGCAAGGTCTACTACCCCACCGTCATCGGCAGCGGCGGAGAATCCCGCCAGCACCAATGGAGCTTCCTGCGCCACCACACCACCCTCACGACTTCGGAGCCCTACGACACGGGCACCGTCACCATTGTGAGCACCGCCGTCACGCTAGCCGATGGGACTTTTCCTTCCTGGGCGGCCTACGGCGACCTGGTGGTCGATAGCGAGCACTACGAAGTCGTTACCCGCGGCGGAGACACCAGCTTGACCCTTTCACGGGCCGCCGACTGTGACGCCGGGACTTCCTATTCGTTGGAACGATTCGTCTATGACTTGCCAACCGATTTCGACTCCATGCGGAGCGACCCGGTCTATCACGTCGATCACGCGGAGGGCTACCGGACGCTGAAGCGGACCTCCGTCGAACACATTCACAGGCTGCGCCGTGACGACGGCGACGAGACCGACTACCCGCAGTGGTACGCCGTCCGGCCGGGCGAATGGGCCACGGCCACCGGCCAGCGCTGGGAATTCCTGGTCTGGCCCACGCCGGTCGCTGAAGTGGTCCTGGAATACGAGTACGGGGTCCAGCCGTCCGTCACGGTCGCCACCGACACCTACTTCAGAGGCGGGCCGCTTCTGGCCACGGCCCTGGAGGAGATGTGCCTGGCGGTGGCCGAGATGCGTTACGGGGATCGGTCGGGTAGCCACGCCGGGATCGCCCGCGAGGCCCTTCTGGCGGCCATCGACGCGGACGCGGACCGGATGGCCCTGCCTTATCTCATCGGCGACCACGGTGGCGAGCTTTCCGACCCGCCCACCGACTACGTTCTCACGCCGACGATCACTCTCAACGGGGAGGAAATGTGATGTCGCTGGCTAATGGGCTTTCGGGCTTCTGGTTTCCGGGTCTGGCCAACACGGGCACGACGATCCCCGACCGTTCCGGTCGCGGTCACAATGCCACGGTTCAAGGCGGCGCTTCGGCGGCCTGGCAGACCTCGCCGACGGCCATTCGCCTGACCAGCGACAGTGATTACCTGGACTGCGGCAACGTGGTCTCGGCCGGGGCGAATATGACGGTGGCCTGCAAGGTGAAAGCGTTGGCGGCTGGCGCGTATCAACGGCTTGTTTCCAAGACCGATAATCTGGCGACCCCCGGCGGCTGGCAATTGTACTACACGAACGCCGACAAGCCGGCTTTTCGCGTGGACTTCGCCATCTACGGATACCAGATCGCGGATGCGGCTATCACGGTGACTGATTGGCAGACGGTTGCCGGGCGACTGGTTGCCGCCACCACGATGGATGTGTTTGTGGGCGGCAGTGAAGTAGCCAGCACGTTGACGGGCACCGTTGGCACGCCGGATACCGTGACGGAGTCGATGTTCATCAATCGCCTCAACTGGGGCGTGGACACGTTCTATTACGGCAACATCGACGTGTCTTGGTTCGCCGTCTGGACGCGGAATCTCTCGGACGCGGAGATTTTGCTTCTTCAGAACCCCTACGTTCTCTTGGATGAAGTCGTTGGCGGTGGGCTCCTCAAGCTGCCCCTCGGCCTTGCATAAGGAACACTTTCATGAGTTACGTTTCCACGGAAGTAGTTTCGGCCGCTGCCGCCGCCGCGCTAGCCGATTCGACCGAGATCATCTTCTCGGACAAGGTTGGCGGCCGATTCCACGTCACCTCCGGTTCGATCGCTACCCTGACGTGGTACGACGCCACGAAGCCGGGCGGAACTTTTCGGGCATCGCTCGACGAGTACGGCAACGCCGTCACTCAGACTGTTACAAACGGAGGCAGTTATAAGATTCCCGACAGCTTGGCCGGCGCCGCGGCCCTCAAGGCCGTTGGGAATGTTGCTGGGGTTCTGGATGTCGTCTTGAAAGGCTGAGCATGTCGGGGCACGCCACCCTTCGCGATCTGCACGTCGCCGCTTTCGACACGGTCGATCCCGGCAATGGTGGCGTTCTGTTTGTCGATCGCTGGGGAGAGGTCTTTCCTCTCCGGTCGGGCGCCTCCGACGAGACGCGGACTCTGGTCCAGCCGGACAATATCGGGCAGGTGGCCACGGTCAAGCTTTTGGAGCACGGCGGCGGTGATGTGGTGCTCACCGTTACGGGCGGCTACAACCAGGCCGGTTCAACCACGATCACGTTCGACGCCGCCGGCGACTGGGTCATCTTCTATTCAATCGAGACTTCCAGCGGATTTTACTGGCGGATTATGGGGCAAGAGGGCACGGATGTCCTTCAAACGAACATGACGCTGGGAACCGTAACGGCGGGCCGGGTGAACGGCGAGTACGTGGTTGACGGTTACACGTATGCGGCCACGCGGGCTGGGATTCAGGCGGCCATCGACGCGGCGATTGCGGCCGGGGGCGGGCGGGTGCGGATTCCGGTGGGTGAGTACACCATCGACTCGCCACTCTTGATTGACGCGGCGTCGAACATCAACCTCGTCGGAGACGGCTGGGGGACGGTTCTCAAGCTGGCCGACAATCTGACGGCCTTGAGTCCCGGCGACATTCCGAACGTCCTAGAGATCACCAATTCCAGCGGCGTCCGGGTCGGCAACCTTTGCGTCGATGGAAACTACGCCGGCCAAGCGGGGATGCCGCATCTGACCATGCGGTTTGCCGCGGTGGCTGAGGGCACGGGCGGGATGACCATCCAGTACACCGGCGCGGGCTCGGCCGCCACGCTCACAATCTCATCGGCTACGCTTACCACGTCCTGTACCGGTGCTGCGGTGGACGACCTCAACCTCGACCTGACGGCGGCCGGTTACGACACGTTGGCTGAGCTTGTGGCGTATATCAACGGCCTGGCTAACTATACCTGCACCAAGACCGCCACCTACGCGGCCAACTCCTACACGCCGGGCATGACTGAAGGCACAGTTGCCGACATCAAGAGCGCGCCGGTGGCCGTGCCGTGGAATTCCAGCGGCGACCCGACCGAGATTGAAATCTACGGCAATTGCCTCTTTGTGCAGGACTCGGACCACGTCACCATCGACACCTGTGAACTGAAAAACGCGGCCCATATCGGTGTGCTGTTCTATTCGGGCTGCACGAATTTTCAAGTCGTTCACTGTTCGGCCCACCACTGCAACTGGCGGCCGATCGAGGTTTGGCCGGATGATGAAGTCGGGTTAGACGACACGAGCCAGGGGCTGATCGGGTTCAACGACGTGGGTGAGTCGTACAACACTCCGATTGCCATCGAGTACGTCAACGACACCGCCTGCCTGGTCATCGGCAACAAGGTCCGGATCACAGATTCGACTTTCAGCGCCGGCACCGATTGCTTGAAGGGCGGAATTCATTTTTACAAGGGCGGCGGCCACGTTGCCATCGGCAACAGCCTCTGGGGGTGTGGAATCTGGGTTTCCAGCGACACCGGTTCGCTGAAACACCATTCGATCATTGGCAACCGGATCGACGGCCGGTACGTGGCGGACGGCTACGAGAGTTACGGGATTAACATCAACGGCGACTACTGCGTGGTCCAGGGGAACACCGTCAACGACACCTACTACGCCGGCTTCACGATTCTAGGGGGCGAGTATTGCGTGGTTTCGGGAAACGTCTTCTCGAACATGGCCAACGCGATCATCGCCTACCTGACGGCCGACAACAACACATTTGTCGACAACCAGTTCGACACGATTTCCGGTGATGTGATCACGGACGCCGGCACGAACAACACTTGGATTCGCCACGCCAACGGGCGCGTTGAGTACGGCGTACCCAACGGCTCCAATGTGGTCGAGTGGTTTTCCGAGCCTCTGATGGTCGAACGATCGGCCAATCCTCCGGCGCCCGCGGAGGGCACGGCCATCATTTGGATGTCGGACGGCACGGGCGCGATGCTGGGCGACGACGGCGATGTGCTGATTGCCTCGACGGCGGGCGGTGTCACGAAGTACGCGGTTTTATTCGATCATTCGGCCGGAACTGCTTGGCCGGCCTGACCTCCTTTTTGAAAGGACTATTTCATGGACGCGCATAATGCGTTGCAGCAGTTGATGGTGGCCCCGTTCCGGATTCAGGACCCGGGGGACGGCGGCACGATCTATGTCGATCGCTGGGGTGGGGTCGCCGAAATCACGACGGAAGGGGCAAGCGAAACCCGCATCTTGCACACGCCGCCCCAGGAAGGCATTCAAGTCAAGGTCGTTCATGATACGGACGGCGGCGACTTCACTCTAACGGTGAATCCAGCCAGCGGGACTTGCTACGGCTACAACCAAGCCAACGCGACCACGATCGCCTTTGCAGACGCGGGCGACTGGGCGATGTTTGTCTCGGTTGCGATTGGCACGGAGATCGTCTGGCGGCTGGTAGCGCAGGAGGGTACCAACGCCACCTTCACCGGCGGCGGGACGGTTACCAGCGAGACCATCACCACGGCGACAATCACGACGGGCACTATTACTGACTTGACCGCCACAAAACTCAAGTTGGCCGTCACTGCGGTTACGGCCGTGGGTGCCGTGCAGTCGGACGCCACTAATTCTCTTTCGCCCGGCTTGAACGTCATCAAAGGCGGCGGCGCCAGCTTGGGCGTCAAGCTGCCGACCGCCGAGGCGGGCATGGTGGTTTTAGTCGAGAATGCCTCGGGCAGCACGGCCCTGATTTACGGGGCGGTTACAGCGGCTATCATCAATGCGCTGGCAACTACGACGGGTTACAGCCTGGCTACGACGAAGAACACCATTCTCGTGGCCGAGAATTCCTCGCAGTGGTGGACATTTCCCCTGGCGGTGGCTTGATGATTTCTTCGAGTATTGGTATTTCGACGCCCGTTCCATTCGAGGCTTCTGGAATGGAGGGCGTCCCGCGTTTGGGTCGCATCACGCCCGAGTGGCACCGGGCCCGGGCGGCTTTGCTCTATCCTGTCGGGCACAACTGCACCGAGATTTACGTCGACGGCATGGAAGTCGGCGTAGCCCGCAACCAGGCGGCCAAGACCGCCTTGGAATCGGGCATGAAGTACCTCTTCTTCCTGGACTGGGACACGATCCCGCCACGCGATGCGCTCTGCCGGCTGGTCTACCATCTCGACAACCACCCGGATTACGACGTGGCGGCCGGGATGTATTGTTCCAAGTCGATGCCGCCCTTTCCGCTTCTGTGGCGGGAGTGGGGCAAGGGCGTTTCGTGGGACTGGACGTTGGGCGAGGTGTTGACTGAGGGGGTTGTCGGCGTGCCGGCCGGCTGCACCCTTTACCGCGTCTCAGTATTCGGCCGGTTGCCGTTCACAGAGGCCACGCCATGGTTCAGGACCGACAAGGGCACAATCGACCCGGGAGACGGGAGCGGCGAAGTACCGTTTTCCAGGACCGAGGACCTGTGGTTCTGCATGCGGCTCGACAAGGAGCTGCACGGCCGGATTCTGGTCGATACCGGTATCCAGTGCGACCACATCGACCACGCGACGGGTGTGCGGTTTTGCCTGCCGGACGACTGCTTGCCGCGATTCCGGGCGAAAGAGGCGGCCGACAAGCGGCGAACGGTTTTACACATCGGTTGCGGGCCGCGCGGCAGCGGCGTTCTGCCGCCGGAACTCCAGGGCGAACAGTGGCGGGAAATCCGGGTGGACGTCGACCCGGCCGTTCAGCCCGATGTAGTGGCGTCGATGACCGACTTGCGGCGATTCACCGACAGTTCGATTGACGCCGTCTATTCCTGGCATAACGTGGAACACCTGCATTCTTTCGACGTGCCGATTGCCTTGAAAGAGTTCTATCGAGTCGTGAAGCCCGGCGGCTTGGCTATCATCGGCGTTCCCGACATCCAGGCGGTTGCCGCAGAGGTGGCTGGAGGCAACTTGGAGGGTGCGCTGTACGAATCGCCCGCCGGCCCGATCTCCGCGATCGACATTCTCTACGGGCACCGCGGCATGTCGCAGGGAAACCAGTTTCAACATCACCGGACGGCGTTCACCAGGGAATCGTTGCAACGTGCTCTGGAGGCGGCCGGATTCATGGTGGTGGAAATCCAACAGACTCTCGATAAGTGGGGATTGGCGGCCTACGCGACCAAGAAGTGATTCATGGCACCTAAGCCCAAGACTTCCGAAATCCTCTTTCCAAGTGGGGGTGTTGCGCGCCGACTGGCCTATCAACAGCAGCAGCCGTATACCTGCCAAGACGCGGCCAACGTCTGGCCGTTCGACCCGCTAGAGGGCAGGGAGCGGGGTGGGAGTCGGCCGGGGACCTCGAAGGCGTTTGCGACTGACCTGGGCGGGCCGATTCAAGGGCTCGGGTCGGTGACGATCGTCAATTCCAACGCCACGATCTCGAATGTTCTGGCGGCGATGGTGGACGGGATGGTCTGGTACAACGCCGCCGGGACTATGACGGCGCTCTACGGCGGAAAGAACCTCGTGGTCAATCCGGGCTTCGAGACCTTTACGGGCACGGCCGACGACGCCACTAGTGACACTTTCACGAGTTGGACGAACTACGTCCCTGATGCGGGCGACAAGGCTCTTGCCATCACCGGCGGCCGCACGGGCACCGCTGGCACCTACTCACTGAAGATCATTCGCGGGGCGGGTGCGGCGCGGCCCTATGTCAAAACCAATAACCAGCGAATTGCGACCGCCGCCGGCACGATCTGCCAGTTGTCTTTCTGGACCAAAGGCGACGGGACCGGGCAGGGACGTTACGCCGTCTACGCGCAGGGCGCCGGCTCTTACGCGAAGGCGGTTACCCAGACTGGTGTGTCCGCGGCAACTTGGACAGAAGTCACGACTACTTTCACTGTACCGGCCAGCACGACCTACCTGGAACTCTACCTCTATGGTTGTGACAACAACACGGAATCGTGCTTTTTCGATGATGTCGTTCTCAAGGTCAAAAACCCGCTCAACGCCACGGCCGATACACTACTCGCCACCCCCCACCATCAAAAACTCTACATCGGCGACTACCGCGCCACGCGGCTCTACGGCACGGACGGGGTGATCGCCTCGGGCAACCAGCTTTCAGCGGCCAGTATTTCCGACTGGACGGCGCAGTCGATCGACATTACCCGTGACGTGGTCTTGTTGGTCGACCCGGACGCAGCCACAACGGCCGAAGACGACGTGTACGAGATTACCGCCGTGGCGGCGGGGTATCTGACGCTGGACCCGGCGCCCAACGATACCGGCCCTGGAAGCGACCTCACGCCGGGCAGCGGCTGGATTTGGGAAATCGGCCGCAAAATCCAGGTGTACGACCCCAGCACCGGCGAGATCGACCCGCTTGAGGCTACCTACGGGATTCCACCGATTAACTGCCCGCTGATCTGCACCTACCGGGACCGGATTGTCGCTTGCCAGTCAAATATCTGGTACATGAGCCGCGCCGGTGACGCCACCGACTGGGATTTCGGCTACACGCCCGAGGACCCGCTTCGGCCGATGGCGGCCACGATCACGGACGCCGCGGGCTACGTGGCCGATCCGATTCTCTGCGTCATTCCGCATTCGGACGACTACCTGATCTTCGGGGCGGAGCGGAGCATCTACCTGATGCGGGGCGACCCAGGCGGCGGTGGCCAGATCGACACGGTCAGCCGCGAAATTGGCATCATCTCCGCCACGGCCTGGGCGAAGCTGCCGGACTCGTCGATTGTCTTCCTCTCCCGCCTGGGGCTTTACGTCATGTCGGCCGGGGCTGGGGCGCCGGAACCGTGGTCCCCGCAGGTCCTGCCTCAGTCCCTGCGCGACGTTGACGTGACGGCCAAGACGGTCTCCATGGCCTATGATGGGTTGAACCGGGGCGTCCACCTCTTCATCACGCCCACGGCGGGGACGGTCGGTGAGCATTATTTTCTGTCTGTTGAAACACGGGGCATTTTCCCGGTCACTCTGCCGAATGCCCAACAGCCGACGTGCCTGGTGACTTACGCGGCCGATCAGGGCGACCCGGCCTATGTGCTGATGGGCTGCTACGACGGGTACGTTCGCCGCTACGATTCCAGCGTGGCCACGGATGACGGCACGGCCATCACGAGTTACGTCACGATCGGGCCTTTGAGGTTGGCCGGGCCCGGCGATGAGGGCATGATCACTGAACTGGGCTGCACGCTGGACGAGGATTCGGCCGACGTGACGTGGGAATTGATGGTCGGGGATTCCGCGGAGGCAGCCGTTGACAACGCCACGGCGGATTACTCGGGCACCTGGACGGCCGGGTGGAACGGCATCACCGCGCCCCGCGTCCGCGGCCAGGCCGCCAAACTGAAGCTGTCGGGCACCGATGACTGGGCGATGGAGTCGATTCCGATCACCGTGGCGCATGCCGGGAGGCAACGCTGATGGATGAACGACCCTGGCCGACGAGCGCGGTCCCCGAGAAGTTCATCACGACGCCGGCGGGGGCGGACGATGACAAGGTCCGCCGCGCGCTGCAGTTGATCCGCGAGAACTGGCGGCTGGCGCAGGCCCTTCTGGACCTAGTGAACACGATCAACGACGACTACATCACCAGTGTGGAATTGGCTGCTTGGGCGGGCTCGACGAGCATCACGACTCTGGGCACGATCACGACGGGCGTTTGGGGCGGCAGTGTCATTCAGGACGGTTGGATTGCCTCAGCGGCCACGTGGACGGCGGGCATCGCGGCGAATGCCTCGGCCATCACGACCCTGGACGGCCGGGTAGCGGCGATTGAAGGCGACTACATCACCTCGACGGAACTGAACGCATGGGACGGCTCGACGGCCGTTGTGGAGTTGGGCACGGTCACCACCGGCACCTGGCAGGCTACGGCGATTGACCTGATTCGCGGCGGGCTGGGGGCGGACGTTTCAGCCTACAACGGCGCGGTCTGCATCACGGCCGGGAGCACGGTCTGCAAATCGCTGGGCATCGCCAACGGCAGTCTGATCATCGTGGATACAGCGGACGCGGCCGACAACGACTACGCCAAATTTACGCTGGCGGGAATCGAGGGGCGGAGCTATAGCGAGGTGCGAGAGGATTTGGGACTCAACACAACGACGGCACGACGGTACTACGGCACTGACGAGAATGGCACACTGGGGTTTCATGAATTCGAGCAGACGTTGTCGCTGCCGAGTCTCGGCCCTGGCTCGGCCAACAAGCTTCTAGGGGCAAACTGGGACGGCACGGCGCATGAGTGGAAAACTCTTTATTCTCCCTACACGAATCATGTCAACGTCTACCACGAACCCGGAGGAATCAGGCTTTACCTGCCGCAGGCTATTGGATTAACCAGCTTGGTCCAATTCGGGGGAGTGGGTTGCGGTGGACCGGCCAGCCAGTATTATCGCCTGGTGGTGAACGGTGAACTGGTAATGGACTAACGGGATGTCTTTAGCACGACTGGACTTTTTCGACGACGTCTGTGATCACGGTCCCCACCCGCACTTGCGATTGCGACACACTGAGTTTGCGTTGCCGGCTACGGAACATTTTTGCACGAGTCATTTGTATGAATTGCCCTCCGGGAATATCAGCCTCTTGCCTTCTGCTGGTCATGGACTAGTCGGATGGAGCGGCGAAACAACGGTTCCATACTTGTGGACAACGCGTTTTGTGTCTTTGTGGGGTCAATGGTACTTCAACACAGACTGGATCTGGAACGATTGGGTTTGGGAGCCTGGTTTGAACGGGCTTTACTGGTTTTTGGACGAAGGTGCACAGCGCTGCTCGATTCTGATTGGCAGCGGCGGCGGCTTGGCTGGTGTTTACGATCCAGTGGCGAGAGAGGATTTAGCCTATTTGTATCAGCTTCCCCATCCGGACGTGCATCATTACTACATGACCGATTACCAATAGGAGCCTTGCCGTGATTTGTCCGCAGGGACCCTTGCGACGAAAAAGTCAGAAGCCATCTCGGCAGATTCGGCGGGAGAGTCGCAAAGGCGATTTTCGATTGACTCGATTGTGTCGGGCTTCGGTGCGTGGTGATCGAGTGTACTTTGATGCGGGACCTGGACTGCGAGTCAGTGGCATACTTCGCGACTGGGAGGGTGGCCTGGCGGTCATCGAAATAGACGGGGCTGATATTGGCCGGCCGCAGTATAGGCCGGGTTTTCCGGAAGTATCGCCTTGCATGCGTGTGCCCGTGGGCTGCGCGGAGGGAAAAGATGGGGTCAACCATAGCGGGTAACGGTCGGGGCTTCTCTACGGACCTCTGGTACGGGTTCGACGTGGACTCGATTTTCATCGACCGCGATGAGAACGTGGGTTTCGGCATCCATCCGAATTTCGCCTGTTTCGACCGGGCGGTGGACGCGGCGGCCCCCACGGTTTTCTACGGTCCGGACGGAGCGCGGGGGTACGCCGACAGCACGTCAGCTTCCATTGCTCAGATTGCGGCCCTGATGGGCGGGGCTGTGCGGCTGGCGACGGGGGCCACCCAATACCAAGAAGCCTGGTTGCAGTGGGGTGGGGCGACCGGCAGTCCCTTCGTGATCTCGGACACGGACGCGGTCAACTTGGACTTGCGGTTGGAAATGGCCGTCCGGGTCTCGAATTCGGCCTTCGCCAATCAGGCTCTTTTCGTCGGCTTGGCCGAGGAGGGCAGCGCGGCGGCCGATTTCATCACGGACCTCGGGGCGATGGCGGACAAGGATTTCATCGGCTGGTTCTTGTCCGGGGATAATGGTCTGGACTTCGTCTACCGCAAGGCCGGGCAGGCGATGCAGACCCACGCGGCAAGCTGGAAGACTTTGGCTATCGACACCTGGTATCACTTCGGCCTGGAGTGGGACACGGACACCGACACGGTGACTCCCTGGTACGGCACAGGGGACCGGTCCACCACGCCGATGGCCCAGGACAAAACCTCGATCATCACGTCCACCACGGTGGCCACGGCCACGTTCCCGGACGGGAGTTACATGAGTCCCATCATCGGCACCAAGGGGCTGGGGACGGCCAATGTGCAAATTGACTGCCGATTGCTGGGGGTGGCGCAGTTGGCACCGGCTGCGGATTGAAAGCGAACTATTATGGGAATGTTGGATCAGACCGAGGGGCGAGGGATTTCGTTCGACCTCTGGTCTGGGTTTCCGGTTGATGACGTGTTGGCGGGCCGGAACGCCAACACGGGGGCTGTCGTCAAACCAAACCTGGCGTCCTTCCGGGTCTGGGCCGATGACAGCGGCACGGTGGTTTGCGGCCAGAACGGCGAACGGGGGCATGTCGAAAACGGCGATATTTACCAGTTGCCGGCCTATATGGGCGGCGCGGTCCGCTGGCATGCGGACGGCACCCTGGGCGGGCAGGCGAGCGTGCAGTGGGGCGGCGGGGCGTTTGTGATCAGCAGCACGACCGGGAGTAACCGCGACTTGATCTTCGAGGCGGCCGTCAGACAGTCCTACGTGGACGGGCCGCAAGACCTCGCGTGGTTCGTGGGATTAGCCGAGCCTGGATCGGCGGTGAGCGGGTTTGCGACTTCGGGGCTGGCGGACAAGGACTTGATTGGCGTTTACTCCAGCGGCAACGCGACCGGCGCGGTGGATTTCGTCTACCGCAAGAGCGGCAGTGCGATACAGACACCGGGATCGGTAATTTGGACGATCGGTACGGGATGGGTTCATATTGGATTCGAGTACGATCCGGCGATTGGCTCCGTGGTCCCTTGGTACGGCACGGGGGACAGAACGACCAGCGTCATGCAGCCGTACAAGTACGGGCAGGTCGCTCCGGGCGAGATTTCCTCGGGGCTTTTCCCGGCCGACCAACCGTTGACGCCGATCGTGGCGGTGGCGGGGCTGTTACAAGCCAGTAATTTGGACGTGAGACTTTTGGCCTGCGGCCAGCGAGCCGCGGCACATAGAGAGTGAGGTGAATCATGCCACGCATTTACGTCAACGGCCGCTGGCGAGAGACGCCTGATGCGCCGACGACTCCCTTGAGCGTCTACCAGCAGGCCCTCGATGCCGTCGGCGCCCGGGGCGCCGTGGAGCGGAAGCGGCTGGAGGAATATTGGGGCAATCAGCGCAACCAGGGCATCGCGGACCTCTACAGCCGCGGCATGGCCGGCGGCGGGCTGGCCTTCTCGGGCCTCAAGTCCATGATGGGCCGCGGCTACTCCCAGGCCCTCGAATCGCTGAACGCCTCACTGGCCGAGGAGCGGGCCAAACGGGCCGCGGAACTGGCCCAATTCCAGTTTCAGCAGCAGAAGTTCGGGCACCAGCGGTCCATGGACGTGGCCCGGCTGAATCTGGCTCAAAATCAAGGCTACGGCCGCCGCTATCCGTCCCGCGGCGGTTACGGCAGCGCCGGCTTCCAGGAAGTCCCCTCGACCATTCAGACGCCGCTGCCGGGCTCCACGGCCAGCCTGTACGGGAATCGAGCCTACATCCGCGCCAACCGCCTCTACGGGTAATGCCATGCCTGTGTTTCTGCCACGTCCGTCCGGCCGCTCGTACAGCTACCATCCGCGCGAAGCCGATCCCTACACGCGCCAGCGAGTGCGTGAGGACGCGGACCGCGACTACCTGGCCCGGCAAGCCCGGATTGACCAGATTACGGCCATGCTCCGCGCGCGGCCGACGTCGGCGGTTCTTGATCCCCTTCTGGTCGAATCCCGCAATCCGGCGTTCGGACCCCTTCCTCTTCCACGGGCGGCCGGAGGCGCCGCCGGTGAAGTCGCCGGTCGCTACCCGCGTCTGGGCTACAAAGAAGCCTGGGACGCCTTTCTCAAGGGCCAGCCGCTACCCGGCGAATTGGGCGACCTGGACAAGTTGCTTTGGCAGAGCGCCCTGGGGCAGGAAGAGGGTTATCAAAAGGCGACTTGGCAGAGTGAGTTGGCGGAGCAAGAGGCAGAGATTGCCCGCCAGCAAGCGGATCTCGAGCAAAGGCACGCCCTCGAAGAGCTTGACGTCAAGGGTTCGCAACAGCGCGACTATGCGCAGTCCATGATGGACCTGGAGGGGCTCCAGCAAGCCGGTGAAGTCGCCGGCGGCTACCAGGACTTTCAGGACACGCTGGATGAAGCCCAGCTTGAGGCGATTACGCAGGGAATTCAGAGTGGCAAGTTCTACTACACACCCGAACAAAAGACGGAAATGAAGGCCATCGACGGCGCGATCAGTCGTCTTCTGGTGGACCGGGACTTCGACGCGACGAGCCGGGCGAAGGGGCTGGCCATGCTGTATCAGCAGAAGCGAGCCTTGATGCTCAATCCGATGGAGAGGCCGCCGGATGAGCAGCAGATTTCCTTGCAGGAAGATTTTGAGAAAAACACGCTCAAGGATGAATACGGGCAACGCTGGGTCAAAGGCAAAGATGGTTGGATGGTTGCCAGAGGCTCCAAAGTCCCTGAGCGGGACGACACCGAAGCCGTCGACCTCCACACCAAGACTGTCATGGACCGCACCGGGCTGGACGCGAAGTCGTTGCAGACGGCCCGGCAGAATGTCGAGCAGAAGTACCGGGACGCGATACTTGACTTGATGACAACACAGAAAGTTGAATCGAAGCCGGTAAAGAACGCGGAGACTGGCGAGACCACAAACGAGTGGGTCAAGACGGCCCCCTACACCAAAGCAGAGGCAGAGGCTCTTTTGGCTCCCATGTTCGACGCTCAGCGGCAGTATTACGGGATGGCAGACTGGGCGATTGACCGCATGCTGCCCGATGAAGCGAAGAGGCGGACCACGGAGGGGATGGACCCCGAGTCGGGCTACTATCCGTGGCAACCAGGTGACCCGGTACCGTTCAACAAGGTTCCCGCGGAAGTCCACGATCGGTATCGGCAACCGCGGCCTCCAGCCGCGCCGCCGGCCCCCGCGATTCCGCCGGGCCAATTACCCCCGCCGCCCGCGTGGAATCCAATGCAGGGGCTCTACGCCCCGGAGGCCATGTCAGGGCAGGCTGCCCCGCCGCGCCCCTCTCCTTCTGACGCCGGCGGCGTCTACGTTCCGCGGCCGGCGCCCGCGACTTCTTCACCGGCCGCGCCGCCGGTCCCCCTGCCGCCTGAACCTGCGCCCGTGGAACCGTATGACTACGGCCCGCCGGCGAGAGTGCCCGCGGGGTTCAATGAGTTCCAAGGCTCGGCCCCCGCTTCAAAGGCGGACTGGGATAAAGTCTGGGGCAAGCCGAAAGCGAAGCCCCAGGCGCCCACAGAGGCCCCCGAAGTCCGCCTCAAACGCGCCCGGGCCTATTGGGCCGTCCCGTTGCAACAGCGGAATCTGGCCTGGGCGGATGCCTTTGTGGACTTCTTGCAGGCCGATCCGGATATGGCCGATGACCCCGAACTTCAGAAACTCGTAGCCGACGCCAAACGAATTCTGCGCAATGCCCGATAGACGCTCCAAACTGGCCTGGTTGGAATCCCGCTTTCCCGATGATGAGGGTGCCGACCGGCTCGGCTGGCTGGAGTCCCTGGAGAAGAACCGCGAACACTATCGGAAACTGGCTCGCGAACACGCCGGCTTCAAAGGCCCTCGGGGAACCCAGGTTCACGACACGGCCCTGGCCATCTCGCCAGAGAATCGGGGCCTTTATCTGAGCGAGTTGCGCAAAGCGGCTCGCGAACTCCAGGCCCACGGCAAGCAATCGTTTTTTGGACGAACAGGCACTTCTGTGGCAGAAGGGATTACGGATTACGCAGTTCCCGCTGCCAAGCTACTCGGTCTGACGGAACGGCTTGATGCGGGGCAAGAACGCTTCGCCGATGAGATTCGAGGAGTCTACGAAGGCGAGGACCCCACGATTCGGCCGGACACTCCACTCATCGGCCAGTGGACCCAAAAGGTCGCCCGGATGAGTTATCCGATGGCCACGGCCGTGCTGGGCGGCGAAGCGACCGGGGCGGCCGTCGGGGCGGCCGGGGCGCCGGCGTGGGTCGCCGGACTGGGCGCTGGCACGGCCACGGCGGGGACTTTCCTCCCGATGGTCTCGGAGGAAATGTACGGCGACTTGATTCAGGAAGGTATCGAGCCGGACCGGGCAAAATGGATCACCCGTGGCTTTGCCCCCGCCGAGGCAGCGATTGAGTCGATCCTAGTCAACCCGTGGGCTGGCGGCGGTCAGGCGTTGAAGGCCGCGGCCAGTGGAGCCTTCCGGAGAGCGGGCTTGCAATTCGCCAAAAACTACGGCAAGGAATTGTCGGAAGAGGTCCTCCAGGGTGCCGTTCATCAAACGGCCCTCAACTTTGCCCGTGAATTGGAAGGTGCTACCGGCTCCAAGGAAATGGCGGAGGCGTTTCTGCGGGCATGGAACCGCGAATCGCTGAAGGCCGGCTGGGAGGCGGGTAAGGAAGCGGCCGGGCCCCTGGCGATTATGATGGCCCCTGGCGGGGCGCGGCTAGGGCTGGAAGCCAGTGACGCTGCATACGTCCAGAAGTTCATGAATTTGGGGGACCGTGTAGCGGCGGGTGGGGCACCATCGAGGCGGGAAGGTAAGGCTTTGGGCATCCCCGAAGAGGAGTCAGGCAGCGCCAAAGAGCGGCGGGCGTGGTATCTGCGGAAGCAACAGGAACTCATTGAAGCGGAGGAACGTGAACGTGCAAACGCCCCGCAAGCTACTCCGCCGGTTGATCAAACTCTTCCACTTCCGCCGCCGGGCGGCCCCGCGGTTTCGCCCGCCGCCGACGCACTGGAGCCCGGAACGCCGCCAGTGGATTTACCAGAAACAATGGTGCCAGCAGCCGCCACGCCGCCGCAAGTTGCTGGACCCGAACCCCAGGGACGGGAGGGAGTAGAGCCGCCGCCGGCCGCCCCTCCGCCACCCTCACAGGCCCCGCCGGCTTCACCAGCCCCGCAACTGCCGCCGGAGGTGACGTCTACCAAGATGGCCGTGGTCGACGATCTGCGGGTCGGACGCGGGATGGAGGCGATTCCGCAAGTCGAGCCCCAGAAGGTCCAGACTTGGCTTGACGAAGCCGCCGAGAAGTGGGCCGGTGATCGGGACTGGCCCGACCGGCTAGCCCAAGAGTTGGCGGAGACGCCCCGCAACGTCGAACCGGTCGAGCGGATGGGGCTGCAACTCCGCTACCGAGACCTCTGGAATCAATTCTCGGCGGCCCATGACGTGATAGAGAAGGCCCAACAGGCGGGCGATTTGATCGCGGCGGCTGAAGCGGAGACGCAGACGCAGTTGCTCAATGCGAAATTGAACGCCTTTGAGGAGTCGGTCCGGAAGGCGGGGACCGCCTGGGGCCGCGCGGGCGTGGCCCAGCAGATTGAGTTGAAGTCGGACTTTTCGCCAGCGGCCCTGGTTCGCCGGGCGCGGACGGCCAAAGGCGGCGATCTGTCGCCGGAGGAACGGACCGAGTTCGAGGCCCGCGGCCAGCGAATCCAGGACCTGGAAACCAAGGTCGCGGAGGCAGAGGCCCGGGAGGAGGAGCGGGCGCGGCAAGAGGCCGTGCAGGCGGCCGTGGGGGCGGTGCCCGAGACGCCGGTTACACTCGACGGCAAGACGGCGAAAGAATGGTTGCGATCGGCTTTGGTCGAGCGGGCTGCGTCGTTGGGGGTGCCGGCCGGCGGGAAGAAGTCTGATCGGTTGATGA